ATGCCCGTCAGCATGGAGGTGGAGGTGCGTGGTGGAGGTGTGCAGAGGGTGGCACCGATCACCACCCAAGCGGCCGCATCGCGGGACGGGATGTCACACCCCTGCCCGCTCTACGCGGTCAGTCTAGGCACCCAGAGACCTCCATGTTCCAGATTTCGCTCCTCTGTCAACACGACACTTTTCAGCCTGTTTCCGCAGGTCAGCGAGTTACCCCCTGTATGGGTACACCTACCTGTGAGGGACCTGACAGGGGGTGATCCCGATGCAGACACACAGCATCGGTCGATGCCCGTCGTACCTCTCCTGCACAGGTCCTCCAGCAGTCCCCCCACTCCCGACAGAGCAGACGAGCAGCATCAGAGGGGCGAACGATGGCGAGAGTCGCACCGTTCTCTGATCCGGCGAAGGCCCGCGAGGCGGCCGCGAAGTCGCTCGCGTCCAGGGCTGCGAACCGCGAGCTCCAGAAGGCCGATCCGGAGAGGTTCTTCCGTCAGGTCCTCGAGGGCAAGCGGCAGAGACTCATCACACACCTGATCGACGCAGTCGAGGGCCGCGGTATCTTCTCGAACGAGGTCGAGTGCTCGAACTGTGGCCGGACTGTCGAGGTCCCAGGCCTCCCGGCGGCGAGCCGGTTGAGCGCCCTCCAGACCGCCCTGGCGTACTCCGTCGGCAGGCCGAAGGCGGGAGTCTCGATGCTCGACCGACCGAAGGACCAGGAGACCGAAGAGCCCGAAGGGTTCAGCATCGAATGACACTCGGGGTCAACCATCCTGGTCTCCAGACGAAACAGTGGACGTGGGACGAGTGGACGAAGCTCGGCCCGAGCCGGCGGACGGAGGTCCTCATCGAGCTCCGTAAGCGGGCTGTGGACGAGAGAGTCCTCTGCACCATGACCGCTGACGTAGTCAGGACGTGGTGGAAGGCTCGGCCTAGGGCATACCGAGACGCGGTTTGAGTCGCGAGTCATTCCTCTACTCGCCAGACCTCGCGGCGATCGGGCGGAAGCTCGGTAGGGAGTTCCCGATGGCTGAGGACGACTGGCGTAGCCATTACGGCCAAGGGCCGGACAAGACCCGCCGGCCCGAGTCCATGAGCCGGCAGCACAATAAGCGTCGCCGGACGGCGAGGCACGAGGGGCGACTCGTCGGTTGGCGGTACTACCTACGGTACGCGAAACGATACACGAGGAATCCGCTCGATGCCCTTCGTCTCAGAGGCCCAGCGCCGGTTCATGTGGAAGAACCATCCCGAGATCGCTCGGCGGTGGGCCCACGAGTACCCCGGTCAGCACGATCTCCCGAAGCACAAGAGAGGCTCGAGAGTCCATCGCGCGATGCGGAAGCTCTCGAAGCTCCGGAGGCGCCATAGATGATCCTCCCAGACGGCCCCTACAGCATCAAGTGCGACCGCAAGGGTTGCAAGAAGCGGACGAACTATGCGAGGGCTGGCTGGCTGAGGGTCATGAGCCTGACGGGCACTGACTCGAGAGACTTCTGCTCCGCAGAATGCCTCGCCGACTGGTCTGCCGCTGAAGCGGCCATGGTCGGCACACAGCCTGTAGAAGAGCCGAATCTTGTAGAGGAGCCGAGATGATCGCCGTCGGCTTCCCGCTCCCCTACCCTTCTCCCGGCGGCGCCGCTACGGCCGTCGGAGACCACGGCGACGTCGCGGCGTACATCGTCGTCGCTGTCTTCTGGACAGTCATGCTCTTCCTCGTCTGGCTCGGCAGCCGGGCAAACCCTTCGACTCCTCCCGACGACGGCGGCTGGGACGGTCCGGACGACTTTCCTCCAGACATCCCGCCCGATCCACGGGAAAAAGACCTCTTCGTCCCGCCTGAGTGGACGAGAGACTACGACCTCGCGGGTGTCCGCTGATGCGCGGCTGGCTCTGCGCGAAGTGCGGCCGATCGTGGGCCCCCGGTGTCCCGAGTTGCGAGCCGTGCAACATCGTCGCCTCCGGCGGCGAGCGGGTCCTCTTCTTCCAGATGCCCGAGCCCGATGCGGAGCCGCAGAAGGGCGACGGAGCTCCGACACTCGTCCCGAGACCGCCGGCAGAGAAGCCGAAGCCGCCGGCGCCTCCGGGATTCTTGTGAGGCTCACTCGAGTAATGCTGGCGGTCCTCCTTGTCGTAGGACTGGCCGCCTGTGCTCCGCGGGTCATCGTCGGCGACGGACCGATCGTGAGTCCGAGCGGACTCGACCCCTACCAGATCAACCAGGCGATGATCGACTACCGGGCGAAGGCCGTCCTCTTCGTCATGGTGACGCAGGGCAGTACGGCCGCCGACAAGGAGTACCAGTTCGTCAGGGCCGCCTACCCCGACTGTGAGTTCGAGGTCTTTGTCCAGGAAGGATCGGCAGCGGAGGTCGCGGGAGTCCTCAAGACCGCGAAGTCCATCTTCCTCCGAGACCACGGCCAGAGCTCGACGACCCTCTTCGGCATGGCTGACCATCCAGAGCCCAAGGTGCACGACCGGCACGTCGTCCTCCTCCTGGCGGCGGCCTGTGGCGGAGTCCATTGAAGACACTCGTCCTCAACGACGGGGCGCAGAGGGGCTTCGTCAACAGCCCTGTCCGTGCGGCCGCTTACATCGGCGGCGTCGGCAGCGGCAAGACGTTCGCCGGGATCGCACGGGGCCTCAAGTACTCGCAGCAGCCGATGCCCGACGGAGCCTTCGCGGGCCCTCGGGGCTGCATCGCTGCGGCGAACTACCCGATGATCGACGAGATGGTGATGCCCGTCTTCTTCGAGATCATGGACGAGTCCGGCCTCTGGAAAGTAGACCAGGAGACGAGCTGGGAGAAGTCCAAACGCAAGGCCCACCTCGTCGCCAACTGCAAGTGCGCCGACCGGCACAAGTGTCGGCACGAGGCGGTCATCATCTTCCGGTCCCTCGACCGGCCGAACTGGATGCGAGGCCTCAACCTCTCCTGGTTCTACGTCGACGAGGGCCGTGAAATCTCGCTCAAGGCGTGGAACGTCCTCTGGGGTCGTCTCCGGCAGATGGGCTATGCCACCGGCGGATGGGTCTGTTCGACGCCGAACGGCTACGACTGGATGTGGCGGGTCTTCCACCCGGAGTCCGACAAGCGGCTCGAGGGCGCGGCATGGTTCGGCGCCTCGACGATGGACAACGAGCAGCATCTCCCGAAGGAGTACATCCCCTCGCTCTTCGCGATGTACGAGGGAGACTTCCTCCTCCAGGAGGTCTACGGCCAGTTCGTCGGTGTGACCGAGGGCCGCGTCTTCTTCGCGTTCGACCGCAAGGTCGCGATCATAGAGTCGAAGTACGATCCAAGCCTCGAGCTCTTCAGCGGATGGGACTTCGGGATCGGCGACCTCAACGTCGTCGTCTTCTTCCAGATCGAGTGGGTCCTCAAGGAACTCCCGCCGGCAGCAGGCGACATGCTCAAGGAGTGGGTCCCCGTCGTCCACGTCGTCGGCTCGATGGAGGCGTCAGACCGGATCGCGGAGGTCTGGGCCAAGACGTTCTACGAGTACTGCGACGAGCACTTCGCGGGCGTCCGGCCCGTCCGGAACATCGGAGACCCTGCCGGCCGATCGAGGAACCAGGTCACAGGCACGTCGGTCATCCAGGACCTCGACGCCCACGGCGTCACGATCATCCCGGCGCCGAAGACCTCGATCGACAAGAGCATACGAATCCTCAACAACCTCATGGCGGGGAACAGGTTCCTCGTCGACAAGGAACACGCGATGACGGTCGCGGCGGCCGTCTCGTCGTACCACTGGAAGCTCGACGACGCCGGCAACAAGGCGGGCGACGAGCCGGTCCACGACTGGACGAGCCACTACTGCGACGCGATCAGGTATTTCGCGCTCGTCGAACTCGACCTCTTCCCGAGACGGGAGATGAAGCCGCCTCCGGCTCCGTTCCCCATCGGGACATACGGCCACCTCTTTCGCCAGGTCGTCGCGACGCCCGAGAACTGGCTCGGACATCCGACGAGGAAGCCGCTCGAGTGGCAGCCGGGCCTCATCCGCCCGAGGGAGACCTAGTTGGAGACGACCTATCGGAAGTACGCCGATGACGAGGCCAAGCTCAAGGTCTACGAGCGGCGCCTCTTCACAGCCGAGAACGATCTCAAGTCGTGGAAGACCTCTGCCGACGACGCTCTCGACCGATACGAGAACAAGCCCCGCGTCACTCAGCAGACGGGAGACGGCCACACCGTCAACGTCCCCGAGGGCCTCTCGATCATCGACTCGATCTATGCCTCGCTGACGGCGACGGAGACCGACATCCTCCTGACGCCCCGAGGCAACACGACCGACGACCAGGCCTACGTCGCGTCGACCGCCCTCGCCCAGGAGTGGGAAATCTGCAAGGTCGCCGACCGGACCAACGACGCCGTCAAGGACTCCCTCGTCGTCGGCATCGGCTGGGCCAAGGTCGGCTACGAGTTCTTCGAGGACGAGATGGAAGTCCCTCGTCCCGACGACGATATCGTCTCTCAGATCGAGGACCTCCTCGGCCAGGCGGAAGCGGCCGGCGAAGAGGCTCCCGACTTCGACCAGATCAAGGCCTCCGTCCCTCTGACGGAGACCGAGAAGGTCGTCCTCAGCGACCGGATCGTCGTCGACTACGTCCCGTGGGACATGGTCCGGTGGGACCCGACGGCCAAGAAAATCCGTGACATCAGATGGGTCGCCCAGGTCTCGCTGATGCACGTCGAGGACATCAAGTCGAACCCTGTCTGGCGGGCCTATGTCTCCAGGACTCGAGGCGGACTCCGCCGGCTCGACAGCATCAAGGCCGACACCCAGCTCTCGAAGGAACTCCTCGGTTCGAGTACACCGACGAAGGAAGACGAGCGTCAGACCGTGATCGAGATGCACGACTTCGAGACCGGGACCGTCTGTACCTTCGGCGTCGGGACGGGCTTCTTCCTCAACGAGACTCCCGGCCTCTTCTCGATGAAGGACGACCTCGAGGACAAGTCGCCGTTCGTCCCGCTCGTCCTCCGTTCGAGCCCGCGGCGCGTCCGGGGCATCTCTGAGATGGACGTCCTCAAGCCGACGCTCGAGCAGGCAGACCTCTATGAGTCGAAGCTCGCGACCTACCTCGAGCGGATGTCGCCGAAGGTCATAGCCGAGGCCGGTTCGATCACCGAGTCCGGCAAGGCAGCCATCAAGTCCCAGGAGTACGGCGCCGTCGTCGAGTACAAGCCCGGAACGACGAAGCCGGAGGCGTTCGCGCCGCCGGCCCTGATCGCCGAGCAGTACGCGGTCCCCGAGCGTCTCCAGCGGCAGATGCGGGAGTCGACGGGCGTAAACGAGCTCCAGCGGGGCCTCTTCCCCGACCGGCGCAGGACTGCGACAGAGACGGCCGAAGTCGTCTCGGCATCCGCGGTCCGGGCGGCCGAGAAGCGGACGCGGCTCCAGGCGTTCTACATGGCGATCGCCGACCGAATCCTGATCCTGATGCAGACGTTCTACGAGGAGGAGCGGATTACCCAGCTCGTCGACTCCGCTGGCCCGATCCCCTGGAAGTGGAGCGCACAGGACATCACGGGCGACTACTCGCTCGAGGTCGCGCTCATGCCGAAGGAGTCGAAGACCTGGCAGACCCGGCGCGACGACTTCCTCGCCTTCCTCAATGTCTTCGGCCAGTTCGCACAGCCGAAGCCGGACGGTTCGACCATCCTCGATCCCGCGGAACTCCTCCGGTACGGCATGATGGAGTACGGCATCCCGCGTCGGTGGATCGTCAAGTTCCTCCACCTCCCCGAGGAGCAGCAGCAGCAGATGTTGGCCGCCCAGCAGACCGCGGCCGGCATGGCGTCGGCCTCGGCCGGCCAGCCCCGGCCAGACATGGTCCCCGGTCCGATGAGCGCGTCGGCCCTCGCGGCCGCGTCGAACCAGGGCGAGATTCCGCCCGAGGTCCTCATGGCAGCGCAGGGCGGAGGCGTCGGTGGGCCACAGTCGGCCGAAGTCATCTCCGAGAGCGCGGGGGCGACCCCGCTGAGGTAGTCCGATGGCGAACTGGATCGCGAAGGCCGTCAAGCACCCCGGATCGTTCACACGGTCCGCGAAACGCGCCGGCATGGGCGTCCAGGCGTACGCACGCAAGGTCACAGCGAAGGGCTCGAAGGCGAGCTCGACGACCAAGAGGCGTGCTCGTCTGGCCCAGACCTTCAGGAAACTCGCGACTCTGCGGAAGTAGAGTCCGCTACGAGAACCTTACAAAACAACTCGCTGACCAGGGGAAACGAGTTTTCCCCTGTGCGAGTACACCTACCTATGAGGGGGACAATACCCTCTCCGAGTCCGTCATGGACTCGTGCGGGGCCGCGAGGCCCCTGCGTCTGAGCTCCTCCGCGGAGCATCGGCGTCTACGAACGCCACGGCTTTCGCGGGTGTGCCGATCAAACACCCGCTCTTTTCACAGGGACGTAGTTCAGCGGTCAGAACGCCCGCCTCCAGAGCGGGATGTCGGGGGTCCGAATCCTTCCGTCCCTGCGTTCTACACAAGGGGCACAACGCCTCGCTCCATCATCTAGCAGCTCCCGAGGCCTCGCGTTCTGCGCGGGGTACAGCAGCAAGGAGACGTCATGGGCGACGGAGTACTCGCGGCAGCCGTCAAGGAGGCCGCGCTGAAGCAGGGTCTCAAGGAAGAGGGCGATCCAGGCATCGCAGTCGGATCGGTCGGCTCTTCGAGCGACCCAGAAGTCAAAGCGACCGCCGAGGAGGCGTTCGCTGCGGTACGAGCCAAGCAGGGCGAAGGCACAGCTCCGGCCGAGACCAAGCCCGACGAGACTCGTACGACTCCCGCTGAGGGAGCGCAACAGGACCAGGGTGCGACGTCCGAGGGCACAGCCACAGACGTCCCGGAGGAGTACTTCGGAATCTCACTCGCTGGACTGTCTGCGGAGGACCGCGCGTCTGCAATCGCGGGGTTCAAGGAACGCGACACGTTCATCAACCAGCTCTTGCGGGACAAGGCTTCGGAAAAGCCTGGGGAGACCCAGGCGGCTCCGGCAGCTCCGTCCAGTGGAGCCGGCGACGAGCAAAAAGAGCTGACCGACGAGGTCCTCGCCAAGGCCCTAGGCCTCGATCTCGAGGACCCGTACGACGCCAAGATCGCATCGGTCGCAATCCCGCTCGCCCGACAGAACATCGAGCTCAAGTCGGCTGTCGAGGACATCATCTCGGACTCAGACGTCCGGGAGACCCAGAACTTCTGGGAGACGAGCCTCGACGCACTCGAGAAGCAGTTCGGCGACTTCCCCGTCCCCGAAGGGATGACGAAGGACGACGTCAGACTCCGCGTCTACGAGTTCGCAGCCGAGAGCGGCATCGGAGACCCGAGCGCCGCATACTGGAGCATCATGGGACCTGCACGGGCCGACATCCTCAAGGACGTCCAGAAGCGGAAGGCCGAAGCCCTGACGAACAAGAAGCGGGCGGCCGCCGGAACGACTCGGCCGGCCACGGCCGCTGAAGTCGACGAGGCCAAGATCAAGTCCAAGGACCTCGGAGACGCCGTCAAGGAGGCTGCCGAGAAGGCGGCCAAGAATCTCGGCATCGACTGGGAAGCTGCTCGTCAGACCGCCATCCACCGTTCGTAGCACCACCCGCAGGGGCGCGAGTCCACCAACGAGGTAACCTCAAGTGGCTGACAGCACTCCTGCTGGACAACTCGACGAGCTCATCGTGACCACGTTCGACGCGGTCAAGGGTGTCCTCGCCGACCAGATCACGAACGAGAACCCGCTCCTGGCGGCGCTGAACCTGAGGTCGAAAGTGACTCAGGACGGCGGCCTCCAGATCAGGCGGCCTGTCTTGTTCGCGTTCAACGACACGGTCGGGTCCTACAAGGGCTACGACCTGATCGACACCACGCCCCAGGACGGCTTCGGGTACGCGGTCTACGACTGGAAGCAGTACGCCGGCTCCGTGACCATCTCCGGTCGCGACCTGCGTATCAACTCCGGTTCGCCGCGGATCATCGCCCTGCTCCAGGCCAAGATGGAACAGCTCAAGCTGTCCGTCGAGGAGAGCATGGCGGGCATGCTGTGGGCGACGGCGACGACCGAAGGGAACTCGGGGAAGGACTTCCTGTCGATCCCGATGATCGTCGGCGACGGCACCACGACCGGCGCCACCGGAAAGACGACCCTCGGAGGGATCGACAACGACTCCGACGGCCAGTCCTGGTGGAGGTCGAAGGTCGTGGACGGTGTCGACCTGACCACGATCGACGGCGTGCGTACGCTGAACAGCGTTCGCAACTCGCTCAAGATCGTCAAGAGCAAGCCAGACTTCGAGTTCTGTGACCAGTCGGCGTTCGAGGCCTACGAGGCCCTCGCCGCGCCGAACATCCGGTTCCAGGACCTCAAGATGGCCGACCTCGGATTCGACGTGGTCGCCCACAAGGGCGCCGAACTCGTCTTCGAGGAGGACTCCCCGTCAGGGAAGTTCTGGTTCATCAACTCGAAGTACCTGGAGTTCGTCCAGCACTCAGACTGCTGGAACCTGATGACGGAGTTCGTCCGTCCGGCCAACCAGGACGCCAAGACGGCGCTCGTGCTCTACATGGGCGAGCTCCTGACCAACGTCCGCAGGGCCCACGGCGTCATCATCAACGTCGTCAGCGCCTAGCTGATCGACTGAGCATACGGGTCTGGGGGCTGGGCGGACGCCCGGTCCCCAGAGCCACTCCAGGAGTCTTCTGCATGAGAGGACCCATCCCCTCGAGGGACGAAGACCCCGTCATCTCGCACGAGCTCGTGAAGCACGACCGGCCCTCGATGCCTCTCAAGGCAGAGAGCACGGATCGCGCGATCGCGGACGCGAAGAGGCGGGAGGCCGGCGGCCGAACGCGCCAGTTCATCGACGCCCACCGGCAGCTCGAGGTCTGGACGCCGGCGACGGCGGTCGAGAACATCGAGCAGATGGGGTTCCACCAGCAGCAGGTCTTCCTGGTCGCCGAAGAGTTCGGCCAGGCGCGTCCAATGATCCTCCGCTCATTCCCGAAGGCGAGTCCTAGAGTCCGCGCGCTCGCCCTGTCTGTACTGCCCGTCGCGGCCGACAGTGCTGGCGAGAGCCAGCCCAAGCGTACCAAGAGGTAACTCGCATGGCATTCCTCAAGCGACACAAGGAAGGCCTCATCGCCGCCGATCCGACAGTCCTTGGGACCGTCGGTCTCGGAGCTCGCTACGGCAAGGTCAAGCGCATCTCTGCCCGCAACTGGGCATCTTCGGCCAAGGCCGCCGCCGGCACCGACGCTCTGGAGAAGATCGAGCTTAAGGATGCCGACGGCATCATCTTCTTCCTCGACGTGGCGGACAGGGACTACAAGACCGCCAGGGTCGACCTCTCTCTGGCCTACGACGACTTGAACACCGGCCTGGGGTTCACCCAGGTAACGGGCATCGGGTCGCTCTGGGTCGCGACCGAAGGCCAGGCCATCGAGCCCCCGATCGTCAAGGGTCCGATCACAATCACCATCCGGAACGGCACGACCGCGACGGACTGGTTCGAGATCGACCTCTTCGTCGAAATCTAGGAGGCGGACATGCCAACCAGCAAGCGCCTCTACAGCTCCAACTCGACCGATCCGAAGGCCGACCAGGCCCAGCAGAACCCGAAGCGCGGGCTCCGTGGGAGCATGAACGCCTCTGGCGTCTATGCGACCAAGAAGCTCAAGGGGACTGGCGTAGCTGCGACGACTCAGGCCGGAGAGACCCTCCGGACCACGGGCGCAGACGGGCTCGGCGGGACTGGGCAGACGAAGCGTCAGAAGCAGGCGATCCTTGACGGGGACGCGATCCCCGTCGGTTCTGGGATCGTCGCCGCCCTGGCTACGTTCACCGTAGCGACGGGCGCCGGCGCAGCCGGGACCTTCGACGCGACTCCGGCCAACGACGGCGGGTCTTGCGAGGTCCTCGTCTACAAGCAGAACGCGGCCGATGCGACCGAGGACGGTCCAGACCAGACGGCGGCGGGCGGGCCTCCGGCCGGCGGACACGGCTTCATGGGAGCCTTCGAGATGCTCGCCGACGGGGCTGCACACAGCGTTGCACTCGGCGCGGCCAACGCGAGCGCTGCAGTCGCCGTCTACGCTCGTCGGATCAGCGGGACCTCTCCGAACATCAAGCGGGGTCGATTCTTCGCGACACGACGGACCGTCACGGCACACGCCTAGCACGGAAGAGAAGGTGCGTTCCAGCGAACCGGTCTCAGCCGGCACGGAGTAAGACATGGCCTTCAAGAAGCGTTCCAGTCCAGTCACCACAGTCGGCGCAGGCGCCGACTTCAACATCTCCCTCGGAGCGTCCTTCGGGCGTGTCTGGGGATTCACCGCGAAGGCGACCGGCGACGTCCTCGCCCGCATCCGTCTCAAGGACGCAGACAACCGGATCATCTTCCTCGATGCTGCCGACCGGGACTACGTGACGGCGAAACTCGACTTCTCGATCCTCAACGATGACACCGCGACCGGCCTGACGTCCCTCGTCAAGGACGGGACGGGTGCAGCGGCCGCGGCAGGAGAAGCGGCTCCCCCGCCGATCGTCCGTTCGCCGATCACAGTCACATGGTCGAACGGGACTGCCGGAGACACGCTCGTCGTCGAACTCTACGTCGAAGTCTAGGGAGGGGTCGTGGCGCTCAAGAAGGCGATCATCACCCTGACCGCCGACTCCGGCGGGACGGCAGAGGTCACGACGAACCTGAGCGGGGTCCAGACCGTCGGCAGGCTCCGTCCTGCCAAGCTGTCTCGGATCGACCTCGATGACTCCAACCTCCAGGGCGGCAATGCCTCCTACATCTTGAGCGAAGGCCTCGACGCAGGAGACCTGAATCCGGGGGACGCCCTCGATACGGCGTTCGTCCCCGGCAAAGAGCTCTTCTACGTCTCGGCGTTCAACGGCCCGGCCTTCAATCCGAAGGGAGTCATGTCGTTCTACCCCTTCTGGAACTCGGCCTCGGACACCGATTCGGGAGACCTCGGAGCAGGTCCAGTCCCCCTGACTGGAGACTTCGCGCCTGTCTTCCTAGACCAGCCGACAGTCGTCTCGAAGCTCGAAGGGGCAGCCAGCGGAGACGTCCTCGTCGTCACGGTCTTCTACGAGACGGCCGGCGACTACCGCTTCTAGCACACATCCTGCCCAGGCCTCGCCCGTCCAGCGTACGCGCTCGGGTGAAGCCTGGGCTTGTCCATAGGAAGGGGCGACCGAGATGGCGACCTACTGCTACCGCTGCTCGTCGTGTGGCGACACTACTAGCGTCGAAGTCTCCATAGGGAGCGAACTACTGGCTCCCTGGTGTCAGGACGAGATGCTCGAGATGAGGCGCGACTATCGTGCCGAGGGCGTCGGAATCCAGACGTGGGAGCTCAAGCGAGATCGGGAGGCCGGCGGCCTCTCGAACCAGGCGAAGCTCTTCCTCCCGGACAACGACGAGTTCGCAGACGAGCACGACCCCGACGGCAAGAAGGGGATGCGTGAGTGGCGCGAGACACACGCGCCGAAGGCGACGAACAAGAAGCCGTTCTGGCCTGGTGAAGTCGAGAAGAAGGTCCTCGCTGGCTTCGGCGGCAAGGGCTCGAGACCGTAGGAAGGGGCGAACGACATGGAGATCACGGTCACAGCAGACAACCACGATCACACGATGGTCCTCAAGGACAACGGGGCGGAGGTCGTCTGCCTCATCGACCTCGATGACGCCGGCAAGCCGGCCTTCGAGCTCAGGATGCCGGGAGCGGCCCTAAAGCTGCTCGTCGAGCAGGCGGAGCTCAACGCCAAGATGGTCAGGCTCGCGATGGCGATGCAGCAGGAAGCACAGGCTGCGCTCGCGAGGAGCGGCCTCGTGGTCGCTCAGGCAGACCTCCCCAAGGACCTCAAGGGATAGACCAAGGGACGCATGGACCGATTCACGATCAGGACCGAGGTCAGGGACATCGTCGGTGAGACCGTCGAAGACTTCTGGAAAGACACGGAGCTCAACCGATACATCGACGAGGCCCAGTACCGCTTCTCTCAGGAGGAGCGGTGGTCCTGGCTGATAACTGAGGGGACCGAGACGCTCTTCGGAGGCGGGTCCACGATCGACCTCATCGAGGGCGTCCACCAGTTCCGGCACATGAGCATCATGCTCAACAAGGTCGGTGAGTCGACGCGGATGTACCTCCCGGTCCGAGTCCAGCCCTCGAAGGGCTTCGAGCTCCGGGCCCTCTATCCGAATCCGTCGACGTATCCCCAGTGGTACTACGTCACCCATGTCCAGGACTCGAACGACGGCGTCTTCATCGCGACGATCAAGTTCGTCCCCGAACCGATCGACGACTTCGACGTCCAGTACCAGTACTTCCGGATGCCGGACTCGCTCTCGTCGGACTCGAGCGCGCCGGACTGCCCGATCCAGTTCCACAAGGCGATCGTCCACTACGCCGCGGGCCTCGCCTGGGAGAAGGAACTCTCCGCGGGTCCGAAGGCCAGCGACCAGTTCCAGCTCTACGGCAAAGTCGTCGAGCAGGCTCGGATCGAGGAGCGGTCTCAGGCCGACGACGAGGTCCTCGCGTGGGGCTCAGACGAGCCCCAGTACAACAGGGGTCGCTACCCCGGTGGGTGGAGCGACCCGAGGTGGCTGATCCCTGAGACCCTCGGGCCGTAGCCCGTGGCCATCGCGAGGGTCCAGACCGCGACGGCCGTCATCGCGGCCGCGAACTCGATCTCTCCGACGTGGGATGTAGCTACCATCGCCGGCAACCTACTCGTCGCGACAGTCAGCCGAGACAACGCAGGCGGTTCACCGATCTCTCCCCCGGCCGGATGGACTCGGCTCGGGGCAGACGACAGGACGTCTCTCTACTACATCCTGAACGCAGGGAGTCGGAGCGGGTCTGAGACGTTCACATGGCCCGGCGGCGCTGGATCGTGTGTCGCCAGGCTGGTCGAGTACAGCGGCCTCGGAGCAGGAGTCACGCTCGACGTCTGGGACGAGGTCTCGACGGGCGGAGTCGGAGGCATGTACGCCGGATTCCCCGGCCTCCCGAACGAGGCGGGCGAGCTCTTCGTCGCGACTACGGCATGGGCTCACACGTTCGCTCCCGGTGTCTCTGAAGAGGTCCTCTACCAACTGACTGAGGTCGGGACGGAGATCAACACCGTCGCGATCTCATTCAACAAGGTAGGCCAGAGGTTCTTCGAGAACACCGCGGGCGGAGACCAGTCCCCGTTCTGCATGAACATCTGGGACTCGGCCCTCGGCGCCATCGGAAAGATCGCCTGTTTCCGAGCAGGAAGCGGGTCTCGCGCAGTCGGGACTCCTGGTGGAGCGACTCGGGTACAGACGGCCGTGAGTTCGATGTCCGGGACTTCGACAGGGACCGCGACCTGGCCGGGAGCGACGACTGTCGGGAACCTGCTCGTCGCCGTCGTCTTCTCGATCTACGGGTCCACGACTGACGATCCGAGTGCTGTCGTAGCGACCCCGAATGATCCGACATGGGTCTCGGCCGGAGGACCGACTCGTGCTCTCCGGTTCCAGAGTCCGAACTGGCAGGCCCGCGTCATCCAGGTCTTCAGCATCGAGAATGCGGCCTCTCGGAGTGGCGTCGAGACTTTCACGGTCACAGGCCTCGGCGGGACGGAATCCGTCGGAGTCATGCTGCTCGAGTACAACGGAGTCTCGCTCGGCGGCAAGGTCGACTTCTACACGGACTTCGACAACAACCACCAGTTCTCGACGGCGACTGCCGACTCGCACATAGGATCGCCGACGATCAAGGCTTCTGGAGGACCGAACGAGGTCTGGCTGGCGTGCTTCTCAGGCGGCAACCAGCTCGCGAGTCCGTCGAACGGATTCACGCTCCTGTCCAAGATCACCGGACAGAACAACGTCGGTGTCTACGAGAAGCTCGTCGTCGTCGGAGCCTCCGACTACGCGCAGACGCGCGTCGTCACTCTGTCTGCGGCCGGGATCGGATTCGCTGCTTCTCTCATCGCATTCGGTGGTTCTATCGTCGTCACTCCGGGGATCGGGTTCGGACCCCTGCCGCCTCCCTGGTTCATCCAGGAGCTCCCCCACCAGGTCTTCGGGCTCCGGATGCTCGCTGACGACTCAGACGTGATCGACGAGGAGTTCTTCTAGTGCCGAACGTAGACGCCGGTCTCCCGGCCAGCATCCCTCCGGCCTCGGCCGGAAAGCCTGCCGTCAGGCGGGCGATCCAGGCCAACTTCGATCACATCATGGGCCAGCTCCGGGCCGAGTCGGCTCGGTTCAACAGACTCATCAAGTCGGTCCAGGAGATACAGGACGTCCTCCAGGGTGGCGGAGACCCGACAGCCATCACACTCGCGACCACGGTCGAGGAACTCACGACCCAGGTCACGAAGATCATCCAGGGGCAAGGCATGGGCATCCCCGGCATCGACGGCCGAGAGGGTCGTCCAGGGTTCGACGGCCGGCCCGGATCGACAGGAGCGGCCGGCGCGGCCGGCGCCAAGGGCTCGCCGGGGCCTCCGGGGCTCGACGGCTTCATGGGACGTGATGCCTTCACACCTCCGTTCCCAGGATTCGGTCCTGGGCGCGGCCAGGCCGCAGAGGGCCCGCACTCCCATCCCGGCGCCACCATCACAGCAGGGACCACGCTCCTCGACTTCGGGGCCTTCCCCGGAGCATCGGACGCGAAGATCGACGTCTCGTTTCCAGGCATCGTGGCAGGCTCCATGCTGCTCGTCAGGATCAACCCGACAGCCACGGCTGACCACACGGCAGACGAACACCTAGTAGAGGAGCTCGAGGTATTCGCCGGAAACATCCAGGCCGGAGTCGGGTTCACCGTCTACGGCATCCACCGGCCGGCAGTCCAGCCGGGATTCGGAAATGCAGGCATGGCTGCGGGTCTCTTGTCTGGTGTCGGCAGAGGTGATCCAACAGTCCACGGTCAAGGGACTCGTGTCTACGGCAAGTGGTCCGTGGCATACGTCGTCTCATAGGAGACTCCATTGGGCATCCAGATTCAGGGCAACGGCGGCGTCATCGTCGGTGCGGGCGCGGAAGCCTTTGCCGGCCTCCACACACGGATCGTGCCGCTCTCGCATGGGGCCTTCGGACACTACCGGGCCAACCACTTCTGCAACCTCGTCAACGCTCAGGCGGCGAACTCGTGGCTCTTCTCGCTCAGGAATACAGGAGCGAACATCATCGTCATCACCCGGCTCGTCGTAAAGTGGATGACGGCTTCGGCTCACACAGCCATCATCCATGACTCTCTCGACTTCTTCAAGTTGACGGCGTTTACTACGACTCCGACGACTAACACAGTAACTCCAGTGGCCTCAAGAAAGCGATCGACGATGGCCGCTGCGCCAGGTAACGTCGACATCCGTGGTCTGACAGTTGCAGGTAACTCTGCCGGGATGACCGGATTCGTAGCGACGAAGGACGGCGGATCAGCCGGCCAGGTCCCGATGACCCTTCCCGTGGCCGTCATGGCTGCGACCGAGACCTTGCCTCGCGTCTGGCCGTCTGTCGATCTTGTCGACGACATCAACGGGACGCACCCGTGGGTCTTCGCCAACAACGAGGGATTTGAGATCGAGAACCGAGTCCTCCTCGGCGCTGCGGCTGGGTCGACTGTCTACTTCGACCTCTCGTACGCCGAGCTGGCAGCGACCGGATTCTAGGAGAACACGATGCCCAACCCGAAACGAGTCCACGGGCCTGCACAGGTCTCGAACGCGGCCGCGACGAAGTACACGGTCCCGACGAACATCAAGGCGGTAATGAGGTATGTCCACCTCTACAACCCGTCTGGTTCGTCGGTCAACTTCACGCTGACCATCGGCGCCGACGCGGCCGCCGTCCGGCTCTTCGACGCCTTCCCGGTCCCCGCGGCCGGGCCGTATCCTGTCTGGCTGTACGAGCCACTGGTCGCCGGAGAAATCCTCCAGGCCTTCGCAGGCACCAACAACATCCTCGTCCTGACGATCTCGGTCGACGAAGACGCGGCATAGGCGGGCCCCGTGACGACTGTCACGAAGCCGAACGTCCTCGAGGGGACGGACTGGTCCGCCGGCTGGGTCCCGGACATCGAGCCAGCCGCCCAGCCTGACAACGGTCTGCGGGACGTCCTCAACCTCCTGCCGCAGCGCGGCTCGAACGTGCTCGTCACGCGGAAAGGGTTCTCGAGGCTCGACCTCGACCCCGGCCTCCCGGCGACACACTGGGTCCATCAAGTCTTTGCCTTCAACCCGGACGGAGAGTCCCCGCGACTCATTTGCATCCTGACCGACGGCTCTGCGAACGCGAACAACGTCCAGCTATGGCGGATCGAGCTCGACGAGCAGACGACTTCTCGGATGGACACGGCCGGCAGGACTTGGGCTAACCCGTTCACTGACCACTGGGGCATGGCGATCGGCCGGAAGTGGTACGGCGGCGTCAACGGCGAAGCGATGTACTCGTGGGACCCGACGGGCAGTGTCTGGGATGCGGATGCCTCGGCCGACTCGACGTGGAAGACGTGGGTCGATGCAGTCGATGCCGGTGTCACGACTGCGACCCAGTACGGCCGCGACTACGCCTGGAACGGCCGTGAGAAGACGATCTACAACACCAAGGTCTACCGGCCGGGCAAGAGCATCCGGTACGACACATGGGAGAACGACCGCCAGCAGTACGCCAGGGGCGAGCGGGTCTCGAGGTTCGCCTCGTGGGGCGGGTCGTCCTACTGGAAGTCGTTCCGGTGCATCCTGACGCACGTCCCCGACACAGGTAATAGACCCGGTGACGGGACGGCTAACTGGCAATCGTGTTGGTCGAAGGTCAAGCTCTCGGCTCCGGCCGACTCCGACGGCAACACGGCGAACAACTGGCAGATCGTCGCTGACCAGTCGACGACTGCGGCCAAGACGCAGATCGCGTGCTGGTTCGGCGAGCGCCTCTGGCTGCGGTACGACGGCAGCGGCAGCGGCTCGAAGACCCGGATGCAGTACTCCGCGACTCTCAAGTTCAAGCGGGGTGCGAGCATCGCGACGGTCGTCTGGGACCCGACGGACTGGGCCCCGAACATCGACGAAGACGGATCGGGCGGAGGCTGGCTCTCCTTCCACGACTCCGTCTCTCACGGGACGATCATGGAGGCCGTCTCCTACGGCCAGTACATGATCGTCTTCAAGCGTCAGTCGACGTGGGTCGTCTCGGGCCAGAGCGAGGAGACGTTCACAGTCCGCCGGCTCGCCCACGACGTCGGGATGCTCTGCAAGGACGCATTCTGCGAGCTCGACGGAATCGTCTACTTCGCTGACGAGGACGGTCTCAAGATGACGGACGGGACCCAGGTCCAGGCCGTCCGGGGCATGGGGAACATCCTCGACTTCTGGAAGACGACTCTGACCTCCATCCTCCAGAGGAAGTTCGCCGCACTCGAGCGGATCATCTCAGTCTGGGCGTACGACAACTTCGTCTGGGTCAACCTCTACGACACGACCCTCGTCTACGACCCGCTGACCGCGAGCTTCTGGCGGACGGACCTCCCGGCCTACGACACCGCGATCACCTACAACGACCAGATCGCCAAGATGTACTTCGTCGCTCCCGACTCCTACGGCAACGGGAATTACGTCTACGAGTACGGGACCGACGACGTCGACGACCTCGGAGACAGCGTCCACTCGACGGCCCAGATCGAATGGTCGATGAAGACGGCCTGGTGGACGTTCGGGACGATGCACGAACAGCGTCGGATCAGGCGGATGTGGGCGATCGCCAAGGGCGTCTGCAACTACACCGTCAAGGCATTCCGCGACTGGGTCGACACTGACGCCAAGACGACGTCGAGGTCGAGCTCGACTGAGGACCCCGTCCACCTCGAGGGCGAAGTCTTCGCCGACAGTCACGCCATCAGCTACGAGATCACGGGCGACCAGGCTCCCGCAGTCTTCACGAGCCTGACCGTCGAGACCGAACCCCGCCGCCGGCGATACCACACACCATAGGAGAGACATGGCCTACACCGTCAACGGACCACGCGCAGGGCGATCGACCGGCCGCCAGCGGAACACGCTGGTCAACACGGCCTCGAAGACTCCCCTGCCCGTCGTCAGCCCGCAGTCCGCAGTCGGATACGGGGCCCAGGCGGGGCAGACCCAGAACCAGCTCTTCATGCGGCTCGCGCAGTACCGCCGAGGGCTCGGGCAGGTCCAGGCAAAGTTCCGGATGGACAGGGCGGCCGCCGCAGCGGCGGCCCGCCAGGGAGCGGTCAGCGTCGAGAACCAGGCCCTCGACCGAGGCATCCTCGGTTCGAGCATCCAGGCCGGCCAGATGGTCGGCGTCCGGGCCGACAAGGCCCAGGCGATCCAGATGGCCGTCCAGGCTCGGAATGAGGGACGCTTCGGGCTCGAGTCCGAGAGGATCGCCGCCTACAACGACTACTGGAACAGCTTCTTCCAACAGCAGGCACAGAAACGGGCAGAGCAGGCCACGATGGCGAACGAGGCATTCCTCCGAGACCTCGTCCTCCGACAGGGAGACGAGTCCGGCGGAGCCGGTGGCGTGGGATCGGCTGCCGCGTCCGCCGCTGCCAACGCGAAGTCCCTCTCGTGGGCGATGAGCATGTTCGGCCCAGTCCAGACCAAGATCGGTGCCGGAGTCGCGTACCGCGGCGCCCAGGTCAACCCTCGGACGTACTCGTAGGGATGTAGGAGCGACAGGTGGCGAAGACCAGGATCGTCCAGCAGGGTACGGGTGACGCGCTCTCTCGAGCTCGAGCAGCCGTCTCGAAACTCAGGAGTGCGACGGACGCCGACCGCATGGGCGACTTCAACTTCACACGGAACCAGCAGGCCGCCGTCTTCGCGAACCTGGCGACGACCGGGAAGGGTGCTGCTCGTCAGCTCTCTGCCCAGCAGTCCCAGGTCCTCGGGGCGATGGCGCGGCTCGCAGGACGGACCGGCGCCGGCGCTCTCCAGAAGACGTACCGCAGCACGCTCGCTGAGTTCGGCGGCATGGGCAAGGTCGCGCGCGCAGACTTCGGGCCCGCCAGGGCGACGAGCAAGGCCACAGGCATCCTCAACCGGGCGGAGCTCGAGGCGGGAGTCCTGACCGGCCGAGCCGGCACTACGGCCCTCGAGGCCCAGCGGGCAGGAGCCCGCGAGGCTGCGTCCGGAGCACAGTACGCGCTCGCCTCGGCCCTCCGGTATCGGGCGGGCCAGGACGCACAGCTCATCGCGGGCCAGGAGGCCGACATCGCGAAGATGCAGCTCCAGGCCTCACTCGACCTCGACATCTACAAGAAGAAGCTCGACTACCAGCAGCAGGCCGACCAGAAGACGAACACGAACTTCTCGCTCATCGCGAACACGATCCCGGCCGTCGCGGCCGACTTCGCCCACCTCCTCGGCCGTAACAAGAACGGCGACACGACGCTGACGGTCACCGATCCGAAGACCGGCGTCAAGTCGGAGGTCCCCTGGACTCGCATCGCAGCCAGAGACGTCCTCATGCAGCAGTACGGGATCATCGACCCGAACGAGGCCAGGCTCTTCGACCGGGTCACAGTCCTGATGGAGAAGATGGGGATGGACGCGACCGAGGCAGTCCAGCAGGCCGCGAGCGAGCTCTACGGAGGCACTCCCGGCTACGACACCGGCAAGATGAACGAGCTCTTCGCCTCCGGAGTCCAGTCCCGATCGACAGCGGCCATCACACAGGCGAGGGCCGCGACTCTGGTCGTGCCGGCTACAGCCGCCCAGAACCGGCAGCAAGGCATCCGGCGTTACGGGGCATAGACAAGCCGTAGCGGCGTTCCACGCCGCGAGGCCAATGGAAGACTTTGATGGCAGACACACTCCCTGGTTCACTCCCTGCTCCGCGCGGCTTCCCTGCTCCCCGTGTCTTCCCGGCGCCGGGCGCTGATCCGACGGCGGGGAACCCGTATGCGTCTCAGGCTCCGAAGCCCGCGGCAGAGCTCCCCTGGTCTCCGCTCGCTCAGGCAGTCGGAGTCACGGAGCCCTCGACCCAGGACGACGCCCTCCGGCAGATTCAGAACGCGATCACGAGGATCGCGACGGTCGATCCGAAACAGGCCGCCGAGCTCGAGTCCAGGTTCTCAGGCGCCCCGAAGGGGGGAGGGTTCTTCGGAGCCCTCAAGCACCTCGCCGGCGACATCCTGTCCCCCGCCCTCAGCATCGGCGGCAAGGCCCTCGACATCCTCGGTCGGACGTCTCACCTCGTCCCCGCTCTCCTCGAACACGGGCCCGTCGGGTTCGTCCACGCCATCACCGGCGAAGACAAGACGAGCTGGGGTGACATCCTCAAGGACAAGGGCATTCTCCAGGGGCACGACCTCTTCTCGAAGATCGCACGCGGCATCACCGGGTTCGTCGGCGACGTCGCGACGGACCCTCTCACTTATCTGACGCTCGGCGCCGGGGCAGGCGTCTCCGCCGCGACCCGTGGAGCCCTCGCCGGCGAAGAGATCGCGGTCGCTGCGACGAAGACAGCAGCGGTCAAGGCGTTCGCCGAGAAGGGCGGAGAGAACTTCGTCCGTAGCGCCCTCCGCTCTCTCTCGAGCCAGGGCGACATCACACAGCTCATCGCCCGACGGGGGAACGACCTGACCGAACGACTGATGTCGATAGCCGGCAAGGACATCAGCGAGACCGGCCGGGCCATCCTCGGGGACGCGGCAGACGCATGGGCCCAGGTCTACAACAAGGCCCAGGCCCGGACACTCGGCTCATGGTTCGCCGGCAACGGCGGCGACATCGTCCTCCAGTCTGGCCGAAAGCTCCTGCCCGCTGAAGGCAAGAGCATCATGGAGGACCTCATCAGGGCCGGGCAGTTCACGAAGGCCCGCGGTCCTGCGTGGGAGGCCTCGAAGCGTGCAGCGGCCGCCCTCGGCGGGATGCGTGCCAGGTTCGCCATCCCGTTCACCAGCTTCCGGTTCATGTCCCCGTTCAACGTGGGGGCAGGCGTCATGGAGCGTTTCGGCGCCGGCGTCCTCGGCCGTTTCTTCACCGGCCACGCCGCGGGCCTGGCGATCGACAGGGCCATCCGGGACGGAGACATGGGCGCTGGAGACCTCGCGACCTACCTCCAGCAGGGCTGGAAGGGGCTCCGGGAGTCGGCCAAGATCGACGAGCACCTCGCGGAGGTCATAGCCGCGGCCAAGCACCGCGGCCCCTGGTTCGCCTCTCCGTACTTCTCGGCCTCGGACGTCGTCGGCAACTTCACGAAGCAGTTCACCTCTGGCAAGGGCATGGCCCGGATCGGCCTCGGTGGCTACCTGACGAAGAACGCCATCGACGTCGCCAGGGCCCAGAAGGAACGGCTCGGCCGCGAGGCCCTCTACACGATCACGACGAAGGAAGGCCAGTCGCAGAAGGACAACATCATGCGACGGCTCTATTCGACTTTCGGGTACCACCCGAGCGCCCGCGCGGAGGAGAAGCAGCTCAGGAAGCTCGGGCTGGCCGCTGCCGACCGCGACAACACCGTCTCGAAGTACCTCAGCTACTTCCCGGAGAGTGCCCCCGTCGGCGTCGACGACATCGCGACAGGCAGGCTCGACGAGTGGTTCTGGAGCCGCCCTGACACGGTCGCCGCCCTCGCGCGAGCGGGCCAGGACGAGGGCCGTCAGGCCGAGGCCCACCTCGCCCAGCAGGCCATCCTCGACGACATGAAGGAGACTGCTCGTCAGGTCCCGGAAGGGTCTGACAGGCGGCGTCTCCTCGAAGAAATCCGGACCCTGAAGAACCACGGTCGCGACACCGTCCTCCGGCGTGACACGCACATCGGGGACGTCGTCCACGACTGGGACGATGCCGGAGCCATCACCGAGGGCGACGTCATCAAGTTCACGGGCCCGAACCCGCCGATCAGCGACTTCTGGCTCAATGTCCCGACGGACATGTCGGCCGAGACGATCGAGGCCGCCGGCGTCAAGGACCTCAAGCTGTCCCACGGGGACCTCGGGATCGTCGGTGTCCGCGGGACGTCGAAGCGGAGCGCCCGGTCCCTCCGGGTCGTCACCAACGCCCGCAACATCGTGACCGTCGACATGCGCCAGGGCGTCAAGCCGGAGTCCCTCGGCGAAGTCCTCAACGAGACGGCCCAGCACCAGGCGTTCCTCAAGGCGGCCGGCGAGGCCAGGGATCAGGTCAAGGAGCTCATCGAGGACGCCCATCCTCTCCTGGCGACCGAGCACCTCGCTGCCGACGCAGAGCACGAGGCCGTCGCCAACCTCGCGACCCAGGCATGGAAGACGAGGCCCGGCGAGGCTCCCGAGGCCTTCCGGTTCATCTTCGACGACCACCAGGAGATCGTCGTCCTCGATCCTCGGAAGCTCAAGGTCGTCTCACCAGAAGCGGCTGCCAACGTCGAGGGCCAGGGCTTCTTCCACCGGACGATCGCGCGTAGCATCCGTGGCCGGCTGACAGGGTCAGGCGTCAGCGCGACGGGCAAGAGCATCTTCGACTCCGCCGGTCAGCTCCGTGCATCGTACGCGAGGCAGACGCGGCACATGACGCTCCCGGAGGCCGAGGACTTCGTCCGCGGCGAGCTCCGTAAGGCAGGCCTCGCTGTCAAGGACAGCGAGCCGGTCTTCGAGCACAACCTCCTGACCGTCCTCGACGACTACCAGTCGTACCTCGGCAGCGCACTCACCAGCCACCTCCTCGGCAACAGCCTCGCTAGGCTCGAGGCCCTCGGCAACCTCGTCCCGTCGGAGTTCGGGGGCTTCGTCAAGTACGACCCCGTCCGCATCCGTCTGACGAAGGGCCTCGCCAGGGCCCTCGATCGCCAGTCCAGCAAGCTCCAGCAGGTCGTAGCGAGGGCAGACCGTGTCCTGGCTCGGGCCTCCGACACTCAGGAGAAGGCCCAGGCTGCGCGAGCCGAACGGACCAGCAGGCTCCTGTCACACATCGAGGCAGGCCTCAACCTCGACGAAATCCCAGAGAGCAACCTGAGCCGGAACGCCCAGCGTCTCCTCCGGAACGAAGTCGACCTCGGAGAGGCCGTGGCGGCCGAGAAGGCGACTCTCGTCGACGGCCGTGTCCTCTGGCAGGACCGGATGATCGTGACGAAGACGGCCGTCGAGAAGCTCAAGGCCGCAGGTCTGGACGACTCGACAGTCGAGCGGCTCCTTCGTGACGGCGAGGTCTACGTCTCTCCCCAGACGGGCGAGGTCCTGACGAAGAAGGGCATCGCTCGGAAGGGCGGAGTCCGCGTCTACCATCCAGAGTTCATCCAGGGCGAGATGGCCGCCCTCGACAAGCGGACGGCAGAGCTCGATCGGATCGCCAACGAGGCGTTCCCGGTCCCGAGGCCTCCGCTCCGGAACAGCATCCCCGGTGCGTGGCAGGAGGACCCGAACGCCGAGCTCGTCCCGATCTCCACCATCGACGAACACGTCGAGACCTTCCCCCGTGGTCCGGGAGACCTTAGTCCTGAAGGACTACACGCGGGGCACTCGGACGAGTGGTGGGCCGACACAAAGGCCTCGCTCGAGAAGGACGGCCTCGAGAAGCCCGTCACGCTCTCGAAGTTCGAGGACAAGCTGATCCTCGTCGACGGCAACCACCGTCTCGCCATCGCGAAGTCCCTCGGCTGGACGCACATCCCGGCCGTCGGGCGGGAGACAAAGGTCACGTCGATCCTAGAGACGCTGACGAACGCGAAGGGGACCGAGACCAAGTGGCTCAAGCCCTCGGACATCGACCCTGTCTTCCGGCAGACTCCTGGACGAGCAGTCGGTACGGCCTCCAGAGAGGCGGCCCGGACGACCGAGAAGGTCGCGGCCAACTTCGACGAGGCAGTCCGCCGGCTCGAGAAGCAGACCTCAGAAGACGCGATGCGCGTCGGCCGGATGCGACGTGAAGTCCAGTCGGCCTTCAAGGAGCGGAACCGCCTCCAGGCGGAGTCCCGCGGACTCGTCGCCGACATCCAGCCTGCGGTCGTCCTCGACGCAAAGAGCGCCGACCACCTCGGATTCCTGCCCGTCCAGGCCCCCGGCCTCAGCGGAATCTGGGTCCATCCGTACATCGGTGAGGAGATGGCGTGGGCCCTCGGCGGGAAGCCGATCAGCTTCCTCCGGCAGGAGTGGCGGAAGTACGCCCTCGGCCCGTGGAAGCGGTGGGCGACCTACCGAAACCCCGGCTTCCATGTCCGGAACACGATGGGGATGTGGTTTATGAACATCCTCGGCGGCGTGACTACTGCTGACATGGAGAGCGCACACAGGGTCATCATGGGCCACTCGAACTACAAGGGGTACGCGCTCAAGGAGCTGACCCCGGTCGAACGGGCACGCATCGGGATCGACATGGTCCCCGGTCTCCGTGGCAAGAGGGTGACGTACGGCGACATCGCCGACCTGACGGCAGACATGGGGATCGGCCGAGCGAACTCTGTCGCCGTCCGGTTCGCTGATGAGGTCGGATCACGAGTCCCTGTCGGCAAGGACGCGCAGAGGCTCCGTCGGCCGTTCCAATGGGTCGACCGGAACCTCCAGAACGTCGGGTCGACGACGGAGGAGTGGGGCCGGGTCAGCGCATGGTTCGCCGGCATGGCCTCCAGCAACGGCGACCTGAGCGCAGCCAGGGCGTTCGTTATGATGCGTCACGGCGACTACGCCGACCTGACGCCGGCGGAGGACTTCATCAAAGACCTCGTCCCGTTCTACAAGTGGATGAGGACATCGCTCCCGTTCCACGTCCGGATGCTCGCTGCCAACCCTGGCGCGTTCCTCGCGATGACCGACAAGGCGAAGAGCGCGGTCTACACGGCCGAGGGCTTCGACCGGCAACAGTTCGAGAAGTACCAGCCGAGCTGGATGCACGGCCGTATGTACCTCCCGCTGCCGGGCTCGACGGCCGAGGCCTCGAAGTACGTCCTCGCCGACCTCCCGTACGCGGACGTCTACCGAGGCTTCAGCGACTACCTCTCGTCCTCGCTGCCCATCGCTCGGAACATCATCGAGTCCTTCGGCATCCACCAGACCGTCTTCACTGGCAGGCCACTCGGGACAAAGCTGGTCCCGGTCGCGTCGTGGCTCGACTTCCCAGGCGCCCATCAGTTGATGGCCGCCATGCCCTACGCGCAGACGGGCCCTGACGGCAGAATCTACATCCCGGATACCATCGACAACGTCCTCGGCGCGTTCCCGGCCTACGCGCGGTTCCGCAACTGGCTGTCAGAGGACCCGGCACGAGTCGACAACAGGACGAAGTCGCTCCTCTCGTGGTTCGGTCTCCCGTTCCAGAAGTCGACCGCGACCATGGCCGAGCAGGACTTCTACTGGTCCGAGATCGTACCGGCACTCGAACACATGAAGAGCATGGGCGTCGAGCTCCCGACACTCGCGGAGCTCCACAAGGCCGGACAGGTGACGGCCGACGCCTTCACCTATCCGAGCTTCGACGAGATGTTCCCGACTGGCGTCGTAGGAACATCCTAGAGGGGGCACGACATGGACATCAAAGCCAAACTGAAGACCACGTTCTACGGGGTCCGCTGCAAGTACTCGCCGCGGCCGCTGAGAGACATCACATGCCTCGTCGTCCACCAAGCACAGGCCTCGAGTGCAGAGTCGACCGCCCGGTTCCTCCACACGAGGCCGGACGGCTCTGCCCACGCCGCCGTCGACGCGAAGGAGGGCTACCTCCTGGCTGACATGAAGACCCCGACGTGCGGAGTCAAGGACGTCAACCACTGGACGTGGCACATCGAGCAGGCCGGCTTCAGTTCGTGGATCAGGTCCTTCTGGCTCTCGCCGACGAACCGCCGAATGATGAAGCGGTGCGCCTACCAGGTCGCGATCCGACTCCACAGGCTCGGCCTCCCGAACCGTTTCCTGACCACGCGACGGATCAATGCCGGTGCGCGGCGCGGATGGACGACCCACGCAGAACTCTCGAGGTCTCGGGTCAGTTCCTCGGTCCACACCGACCCCGGTCTCGGGTTCCCCCGGCGCTACTTCGGGCTACTCGTCCGGAGCTACCTCAAGGAGTTCGCTCGGCCGAAGAAGGCCGCGTCGAAGCCGCCGGCGCCCACCGTCCTACCGATCCCCGAGTCCATGCTCACGGTGCTTGCGGTTCCGGAGCCTTCCGCTCCTGAGTCTCCTCCGGTGCTCGTCGAGCCCATCCTGGCCCCCATGCCTCCCACACCGGCTCCTGTCGAAGAGCCGCCGTGCGACTGTGGAGGTCCGGAGGCCCGGCCGAGCCTCCTCTCACGGATCGTCGGCCTCTTCCTACGGGCCTTCCTCGGGAAATAGGATGACAGACCCGACGAGCGTCTCCTGGGCAGACATCACTGTCGGCGTCGCCGCCGTCCTCGGCCTCATCTACGTCGCACGGACTCTCCGGAGGGTCGTCCAGGACGTCCTCGACTTCATGGCAAACCATCTGTCGGGAGTCACGACGTCGTTGACGAACCTGACGGTCGCGACGACAAAGATGGCAGACCGAGTCGACACGATGGGCATCGAAGTCCGTGAGGCCAGCAGAGTCGCACACGACGACGCGGTCGCACACACCCAGGTCATCGTCCAGCAGGCTCCTCCGTCCTCGAGTGGTTAGCCGGTATCTCTCGTCGGCGAAGTACGCGCCGGCGTATCTGGCTCTGTGGGGCCTGGCGGCCTCCGCCTCGGTCGTCTCTTACTTCGGCGTCTCCCAACTCATGTGGGCAGCAGAGACGGCCGTCTCATTCTTCGGCCTCGAGACCTTCGCCCTCTACATGCTCCAGCGGGGCAACACACGCTGGCCTCCCCTGACATTCGCCGTCCGGCGCTACACGCCGCGGTGGCTCGCGTTCTCGCTCCTCTACTCCCTCGTCGGGTATGAAGTCATCCGAGCTGTCGAGGCCGGCAGGAATCTGATCGCTGCGACACTGATCGGATTCATCGGCTGGCTGACGGCACACTTCGACGTCACGTTCGACGAGCAGTAGAAAGGATCGCCCTGATCCTTTACTACTGAGGTCGTAGAGGAAAGGTCTGCTCAGGGTCCCGCCCCTGATCCTGAGACAGAAGGAAGCCCCCGGTCCTCACGGATCGGGGGCTTTCTCTTTTGTCATTCTGTCGCTTCTGTGCGTCCTCTTATTGTATGGCCCTCGTGGCAGACTGCGAACCATTCGCCGGTCGTCCGGTTCCACCCGGCGCTGTGCCAGTGGTAGCCGGTAGAGGACCCGTACTCCGGCCACCCGTCGATGGTCCGATGGCCGTTGTGCTCGCCCTCCCCGTTACAGAGGTGACAGGGGAGAGAGGGCCAGGGCCGCGTCCTTGCTCGACTGGATTCCGTAGCACTCGGGCTGACCGCAGCTACACGGCTTCCGACGGGGGCCCTTCCGCTCGAGCTCAATGATCAGGCGATCCAACAAGATCAGCTCCCGCTGGAGCTTGGACCTCTTCCTGTGGAGCTCCTCGATCAACAGGTTCCTCTCCGACACTGGCATTCGTCGCCTCCTTGTTGCCATCCTTGTCGTCGCCGCTGAGGTGAGCCTGGTACTCAGCGAGCCGCTTCCGGAGCTCCTCGTCCTTCGCGATCCGCGCCGCGGCGACCTGCTCGAACCGCCGCCTCGACATCCGGCCGAACCGGGTCCGGGCCTTGCCGGCATCGCGCTCATGCCGCTGACGAACTTTCGAGAGCCGCTCCTTCTGCTCGCCGAGTTCCGCCTTGAAGAGCTTCGAGACTGCTCGTCGGACTGCCCTCCCTTGAGGAGTCACGTCCAGAGAGTCCTGGAACAAGAGGAGCTTCGTCACGAGACGAGCAGCCTCCTTGCGGTCCTCGCGTGATCCGGCGAGCATGGAGCCCCATGCTGGCTGTGTCTGGAGCCAGGCCTGAAGGCCTTCGAGGAGTTCGTCGACGGTCTGGTCGTTGTCGCTCATCGGATTCCTGCTCTCCGGATCGCTAGGTCTTCGGCGGCCTCTTCGTTGATCTTGCGTGCGACCTCTCGGAGGTAGAGGCGCCGTACCTCGACCTCGTGGCGAAGAATCTCCGAGTAGGTGTAGGAGTCGTTAGGTCCATAAGGAATGGCCACAAGCTTCGTCACGAGAGCAGAGTCTCGACCGACGGAGACCTCGACTATCTCTCCGTCTCCTTGAGGGAAGCCGACTTCGATGAAGACGTCTGTCCAGACTCCGTCGACGGCGCCGCCCCAGTGAGACCTATACATCGGCGCACCCTCGGAGCATCGGTTCGTACTTCTTCATCCAGCTCTTCTCGAGGTAGTCCGCGAAACGTCGAGCTGTCTTTGCGACGGCCTTCGCCTCGATCCGTCGAACCAGGTTCGCCCTGTGGAGCTGGCGCCTGGTCGACGCCTTCGTCTTGCTCCTCCCGGTCTGTGGAGGGACCGGGTCCCAGAGGACTGGATCGACCAGGACTGTGTGATACGGGTCGTCGTCTGCTCCGCGGGCCAGACGGTCGAGGAGTGTCGTCCCCGGCCGGCCGCACTCGGTCATAACGAGGCACCTCCGCTTGAACGAGTCGTCGCCGTCCTTGTTGTCGTAGTTCATGCCGGCTGTCCGGTCGCGTGCTGCGTGAGAGACTCAACGGCTGACTCGAGTATCAGTACGACGAGCGGAATGTCGAGCCCCTGAGAGTACGAGACGGCAGTCGGGAACTTCATGCTGCCGTCAGGCAGCTCCTCACCGTCTCCCAGGATTTCGACAGTGACGAAGACGGAACTCATGCCTGTCTCTCTCTCCCTTCCATGTAGGTGAAGACCTGGATTCCCAGGTCTCTGATCGTCCCGTCGTTGACGAGCTGGAACGCGACGGGCAAGTCTTGGGTCTGTGCTTCGCTCGGGTGGAGCGACGAGAGGCCACTGTCGTAGCCGGGACGTACGACTCTCCATACCTCGCCGCCCATGTCGACGACGGCCCTGGCCTCGTTCAGGAACCTGACGTCGGGAATGACTGCCCGACACCGGAAGATTCTGCTGTCGATCTTTCGACGGACGATGTCGACCCATGTGTCTTCGCCGATGATGTCGCGGATGGCCTCGGTCCCGAGCTTCTGGAGGACACGACGGACATCGGGCTGTTGCTTCGCGACATCCCAGCCGTAGAGTCGGACGACCTCCGACAGCTTGAGGAACGTGAACTGCGGATCGCTGCCGGACTCGGGTCCCACGAGCCAGAGGGCCCAGTCGAGCTTGACGTGGGGGTCGATCGCGAGCGCCATCTCCTTGAGCGCGTCCGCGAAGCCGATCCTCTCGTAGTCGTAGAGACTCAGGAAGCCGGCGATGGTGTCCTTCCCGTGGCGTGCCCTGCCCGTCAATCCAATGACCCTCGGGAGCATCAAGGCCTCCCCAGGTTGTGACCGCCGAAGATCACACGGCGGGGGGAGAGGAACTCTCCGGGCTCAGGAGGACTGGGTCGTGTGTCTGGACCCATGCCGTCGATGAACTCGATGAGACCGAGGACGTCCTCCCACCCGTGGGCCCGCTCGATCTTCCACTTCCCCTTGAAGAGTGGTCCCTGGTTCTCGTTCTCGTCGAACCCTCTGTTCTGTGGTCGATCGAAGAGGACCGCGAATCGGTCCGACTCGACAAAGTCGACGCAGTTGGCGACCTTGTCGTCGACGAGGACGGCGGCCTCTGGACACGCCTTGGCCTTCGTCATCTTCTCCGTCTGTATCAGCGTCACGCGGTTGACCGGCGGACGCCACTTCCCGAGCCAGCGCCAGACCTGGGGCTCCGCCCACTCGGGCTTCGACGTCACGAGCTCGATGACATGGCCGGCCTGGCGCAGCCGGCGGATGCCGCCGATGGCGCCCTGGACAGGCTGGAAGGTCGCCCAGACCCAGTCCCGCTCCCGCATCCAGCCCCAGAAACCGCCCTTCCCGAACCCCTCGAATCCCTTGAAGGTCTTCGGGTCGTCCCAGACCTTCGGCAGCGGGAGCTCGACACCGAACTCGAGTCGGACACTGTCGACCACACCCTGCTCGAACTCGACGACGACGTCGTCCATGTCTAGGGCGACATGCATCAGTCGGCCCTCATAATCCGGACGGTCCGGCTGTCGATGCCGTGTTCGACTTCGATGACCGATCCTTCCGGCATGTCTAGCCACTGGACGAGACCGTTCTGGTCTCGGTAGTGGAGCCGATGGCTCCGGGCGTACCAGCGATCGAGGGGGAACCGGAGGTTGACTTCGATGACGATGGTGACGACCCAGAGAGGACCCCATTCCCGCTTCGGCCCGGTGACAAGACGAGCCTCACGGACTGCGTCGTCGAAGTCCTCGGCGCCAATGTGGAGGGTCTTCGTCCGAGGGAAGCTCCCAGATCGAGGCGGCGGCATCCACCTCGTGATCGGAGAGGTGAAGGCCTTGAGCGGGTAGTCGATCTCTACCTTGACCTCGTAGACGTTCATGCCGGCATCCGGAGGCTGCCGTTGGCCACGACGCGGTACGAGTAGAGGCCGAATCCGAGGTAGACCTTGGAGACGAGGTGCCCGCCGAACCTCGGCTTCCGGAGGTGGCGGAGCTGGGCGCTGATGGATGCCTCCGGATCGCCAGTGGCTCCGGCGATCTCTCCGAGTGTCCTCCACTCTCCGTCCGCCATGAGGTCCCAGATGCGGCGGAGCTGCCCGGTCAGGCGGACGTCGTCGCGTACAGGCTGGTAGTCCGATCCATCGAATCGAGACATCACACCATCCTCCGGACTGCCGCAGCCAGATACTCGGTGTGCCTCCGCTGGGCCTCGAGCATCTCTCCCGCGGCTTGCGCGAGGACATAGACGAAGTCGTCGCACAGAGTCAGCTCGACCTCTTTGTCTGTGTGGCCGTCCTCGAACGTCCTGAACGTCAGCTTGATGCTGCGGCCGGCGTCGAGGATTTCGCGGGCGTGGTCGTGGATGTCCTGCATGACGAACCGCCGCTTCGCCTTAGACCTCATGCCGCGTCCTCCTCGTGCTTGTGGGCGTCCTTGAACGCGCGGATCAAGAGATTCATCTCGCGAAGGTTGGAGACCATGATCGTTATCTCGATGTAGCAGACGCGACACCGCTCCAACCTCGTGATAGACAGAACCCGTGTGCTCATTCGTCCTCCTCCTGCTCGTCGCTCTCGATGTTCTCGAAGCTGTCGTTGACGCCTTGTTCCACTGGCTGCATGAACTGACTCAGACCCTTGCTCTTGAGACGGATGCCCTCGAGCTCGAGGTGGACTCCCGGCCGATTCTTGACGAGCTGGAGGTGGGTCGAGTCCTTGTACTTCTTGACCCGCTCGACCGCGTCCGCGTACTTCTCTGCATCGAACTTCTCGCCGTACCTCGACTCGGCTGCATCCGGGCTCATGTTGCCGAGCCGGTTGAGCGCGAGACGGTACGTCGTCAGGATGATGTCCGCCGAGCTCTCTCCGCCGTGCATCAGGCTCTCGGAGCTCAGCGGGAAGCTGCCGTCCCCGCCCTCTTCACGTCCGACGTGATGGAGGACGACGACCACGATGTCCTCTTCGCGGGCCCAGACGACCATGTCTTCCATCAGACGAGGGACGCGAGACCCGTCCTTGCCCGAGTACTTGTCTCGGAAGACGAGGTTCGAGTAGTCGAGGAAGACGATCCTCGGCCGCTCCTCCGACTGGAACTCCGCCACCTCGAGCCACGCACTCAGGTCGTCGAAGTCGGGGCGCCGGCCCTTCGTCATGCTGAGACGAGCAGCCAGTCGCCGGTACTCGCGGACGACTCTCTTCGTCGACGGGTGGTCCCAGTGGTCCTCGAGGTACTGTTGTGGCCGCTGGCTGATGACAGAGGCCAGCTTGCCGACGTAGGTCTCGAGCGTCTCGTCGAGTGTCGCCAGGCCCACGGGCATTCCGGCCTGGAGGAGGTTCGAGACCCAGTTCAACATGATCGCCGTCTTCCTCGTGTGTGGCCTGCCGGCCAGTACTACGAACGTGCCGGGGCTGAACCCGCCTCGATGGAGCATCGAGTCCAGCCCCGTCCATCCCGTCTTGACCACGGGTCGCGTGTCGGTCGCTCGGGCTTCCCAGGCCGCTACCTGTTCGCCCGCACCGACTCCGTCGAACCCGTCGGCCATCGGCTAGTCCTCGTCCTCGTCGCTGCCCTCGTCTTCGTCCTCGTCCTCATCGGCCGCCTTCTTGGGGGCGACCAGGACCTTCGCGAACTTCCGGACGAAGGCGTTGCGGTTCTTCGTCGACGCGAGGAACTTGACGTAGTTCTTGCCCGACTGGCCCTCGCGGGCTCCGTACTCCTCGGCGTCGTCGGCCGACATGTCGACGACCTCCCCGAGGGTCAGGCCCTTGAACATGCCGCCGTTGAGCTCGAGCTCGCGGGCCTGCTTGACCGTGATCTTCCCGTTGCTCCGCGATCCGCTGGACTTCGAGCTCCGGCGCTTCTTAGTGCTCGTCTCGCCGTCGCCCGACCCAGCCTGCTCACGAAACATCTCGTTGTCCGCTTCGACGATCGGGTCGAGGAGATCGAGCGTCGCAGTGAAGCGAGCGTCGAAGTACTCGTCGGCCTTCGCGGTCGTCTTGAGGACGCCGGCGGTCACGAGTGCGGCCACGATCTCGGCCGCCCCGTTCGCGGCGGTCTGAGCCGCCGTCGTCTTGTCCTTCTGGAAAGCCATCCTTCCTCCTCTGGAAGCACGCCTCGACGGGCATCCGCCTCCGGGTCTGTGGGGCCTCAGCCCCTCCTACAGGTAGGTGCAACGCACAGGGAGAAACTCAACGTGGGTCGTAGGCCAGGTACTCGATGAGCCAGGGATTCTGCTGGAGGGCCGCCAGGAGCCAGGGAGTCAGACGGTTGACTGCTGCCTCCTCCGCCTTGCTGTACCGGACACCGGCCTTCCGGTGACAGATGTGGAGGAGTTCGTGGAGGAGTGTGTCTTGCGTTTCTGCGACGGGCCAGCGAGGGTCTATCCTGATCCATCGTCTCGTAGACAGAGAGGGACTCGAATCCCCGAAGGGAATCCGTCCGTCGGAAGTCGGCCCCAGGTTTGCGAGGCGGACTCGGACGACTTCATCGTCGAGTCGGAGCTCGGTCTCGATCCGAGGCTTCTTCACGGCTCGACTCCGTCCTTGTCCCAGATGAGGCCGTTGGGCCAGCTCTTCGCGACACACTTGAGGTAGCAACGGGGCGGGCCGGGACACTGCCAGCCCGGCGGACCCTCGAATCCGGGGTACTCCTCGAGTCCCTCCGGCCACTCCGGATAGGCGCCGAGGGCGAGGAGCATCCCCTTGAGACGCGGGCTGAGCTCGTCGAGGACTTCCTCGTCACTCCAGACATACGGGAGATTCCGCTTCCCCTTCTTCCCGTTCTTGAACGTGACGTCGGTCGGCTTCGTACACTCCATGACCTTCGGCCACTTGTCAGACAGGTAGACGAGGGCGAGGTGCTCGAAGACCAACGTCCGTGGATCGAACGGCATGTCTCCTTGGACTCCTCCGTCGGGCAGTTCCCACCTCTCCGCATGGTTGACGATGTAGCGGTTGAAGTTGACCTGGCGGGTGTGCTCCTTGCGCGGGTACTGGTACGCCGGCGCATCACGGACGACCTTGTAGTCCCAGAGGGTCGGAGACCCGAGGGTAGTGATGAGGTCAGGCCGGCAAGAGAGCTCGTGTCGGCCTTCGATCTTCGGGACGCGGAGCCGGGCGAAGAATCGGGCCTCCGCCAGTCCGCCTGGGCGACAGCCACTCTCGAGCGTCCTGTGGACCTGTGTCCCACGGAGGGCGGCGTAGAGGGTGTCGATCGAGAGGACGAAGTCCTCCTTCCGCTCGATGACCTTCGATCGACCGCAGTCCCCGACGAGCATCGTGACACTGATGTAGTCGCGTTCCTGCCACTCGGAGAGCGCGGCATGGATCGTCTCCCACGTCCAGGGCGCCCACTTCGGGCCGCCCGGCGGGTCCTCTGCTGTCGAGAGGAGCTCCTCGAGCGACATCCATCGAGGGAGCCGGCCGGGTTCGTCGTCTTCCCGCTCTGCGTGAGACGGGTCGATGATCCCGACGAGCATCAGTCGTTCCCGTAGAGCGTCGACTGGCGCAAGAGGTTCTGTCTCACCGCCTCGAGAGCGAGGATCATCCGGAGACTGGCCTGGGCCTCGCCGAATCCGATCTTCGCAGCAGTCGCCTTGATCGCCGGGTTCTCGTAGGCCTGCTCGAATCGGGCCGCTACGTCCTCGCAGTCGCCGGCGAGGAAATGGAACTTTTCCATCAGATGACTTCTCCATTGACCAGCATCGGTCCTGGCGCTGAGTCGGCATAGTGCTCCACGTCCTCGACTGCGCGGATCGCGATGCCGTCCTTCTCGATCGTCCGCGCTGATCCTTCCATGTCGAGCTTCGCGAGCAGGACGATCAGGTTGCGACGAGTCAGCTCGACGAGGATTCGGCGTCGGAACTTGATGCCGCCGACTTCCACCTCTGCGGTTTCCGGATACCCGACGACCTTCATACTTCCTCCTCTTCGTACTCGATGACCTGACAGTCGAGCGTGTCCTCGAGCTCGACGCGGAGGTCGTCCTCTGACTGCGCCTGCTCGAACCTCAGGATGACTGTGATCTCCACGGCCATCACTCCCTGCCCCTCTTGGTCCTCAGTCGTCCCTTGGCGTTCTTCAGGTCGTCGTGGAGGAGACTGACGACCTCGTCGGTCCTCTCCCCCATCGTGACTACGACGTTCTCGCCCTCCGCTGCGTGACGGAGCTGGCCCGGTCGTGTGTAGAGGCCGGCCGTCCGTTCCCGGATACAGAGCTCGCCACACTGGCGGTCTTCCGGCAGTAGGTGGCAGAGCGGACCCGATGTCTTCGAGCTCTCGAGGAGCATCTCGAGTTCTCCACCGTCAAGCGGCGGCGAGCACTTCTTGTTGACGTCGTCGATGACGAGAGACGTGTACTCGTCGTCGACTCCCGCCCTACGGAGCATGGTCGAGAGGTGGAAGAGCTGGATGTTCCTGCTCCCCTCCTCGGCCCCGTCTGCCTGGATCGCCTCCATGCACGGGAACCTGGTGTCCGAGACTGCTCGTCGCGCGTGCTGTTCCTCCGGGAGCTCTGCGAGGATCGCCTCGAAGTCTTCGACGGGCATCGGACGAGGGACCTTCTTCGTGAAGTCGTAGAGCCTGCGGGAGACCTGATGGACACCGCCCGGCAGCTTGACGAGGTTGCCGAGGTCTCGGACTTCGTCTTGCTTCGGGAAGACTTCACACGTCACGCCGGCGACGGCGAGGACTGCACGCCCGAGTCGACGGAGGTCGCGTGCCGGGACGTAGTCGTCGAGGACGACCCAGACATGCCACCCCTTGCTGCCTGAGAACTCAGTCGACCGCGCAGACAGCGGGACTCCGAACTCTTTGAGGGCCGCGTGGATCGCTCGACGGATCGTCTTGTCCTTGTCCATCTCGTCGATGTCGAAGACGAGGGTCCGCGCGATCGTCTCGCTCCCGACCTTGTGTCCGACGTATGTCCCGACCGTCTTCAGGAGCCCTACGTGTGCTCGCAACACGCTGTCTCCCAGCGGTTTTCGGACTGGCTTCCAGGAGCCGTCCTCCTGCTGGAGTGCGTAGGCGGCGGGATTCCCGACGAGCTGCCTGAGCTGACGGACCTCGATCCCGACACGGGGCGGGTCCTTCGGCGCCTTCCTGTTGACGAGGCGGCTCTTCTCGGCGGCGTTCATTCCTGGACCTCGAGGACTCGAGTGATCCGGACTTCGACCCATCGTTGGGCATGACACCCGTCGTCAAGACAGAACTGAGTGAACGATCCATCAGGCTGTCCCTTGATCGGACCCCACCGATGACGCAGTTCGTAGGTCCTACGAATCCGGCCTTCGCCGCCTTGGCTGACGCGGGCGTCGTCACCTTTCACGAGAGTCCTGCCGTCATATGGAGGATGAAGTAGACCGTCCCTGTGAAGAAGAACGAGACGCCTGCGGCCATGAAGAAGTCCTGGAGTCTCACGAGAGGGCCTCCGCCCACGCGACGGCGACCGCCGCGACCTGGATCAACTCCTCTCGAATCTGGTCGAGCTTCTCGTGGAGCGGGTAGGTCAGCGGTGTGACCTGTCGAACGAGCGGCGGGAGGTCAGAGAGGCCGCCCTCGATCATGGCCTTCCCGACTTCTCCGAACTCCTCGCCGAGGATTCCGAGCCACGTTCCGCTGCTCAGGCCGGCCTGGTCACCCCACTTCGCGTCCTGCCGGGCGCGCTCACGGATGACGTCCGCGATCGCGTCCGCCTGGGCGTCGGTCCTCATGTCGGGCAGCGTGTAGTTGCTCACCAGACTCCGCTCTTCTCCGTGATGACCGCTCGGACGTCGAGCGCATCAGGGTTCTCGTATCGGTAGATGTAGGCAGCCGCACCGAGGAACTTCGCGACCGTCCCGTACCTCGTCAGGACAAAGTGGTTGCATGTGATGCAGACGATGCCGCGGACGTACTTCCTCCGTTCCTCCGGCGGCATCTTCTTGAACCCTCTGACGTGTTGGTGGTCGATGACGGTCCACGCCGGCGTACCGTCCTTGCGGAGTGGCGGCTCCCTGCCGCAGACCGCACAGACGCCGCCCTGGACGTCGAACCACTGGTGTCGCCACCAGTCGATGTCGACCCCGTACTTCTTGAGAGTGCTCGTCGAGGGTTCTCTGACCATCACTTCCTCTGAGGGACTGTCTCGTCTTCCCTCCTACAGGTAGGTGGCGGACACAGGGCAAAACTCAGGCCGGTGAGTTTGTCCCTGTGCGGCTACACCTACCTGTGAGGGAGAAGGGGAGGGGGATGAGGGAGCTGAGTGAGGAGCGACGGGCAATCAAGGGCCCGGAGCGATAGGCAGCTTGTCTTGAGTTCTCCCCTGTGCGCGGCACATCGGGTCTGGGAGTTCCTCCCTGTGTCGGACACCTACCTGTAGGAGGAGGTGATGCGACAAACCATCTGGGTCTGCTCTCGCTGCGGGTCGTGGAACAACGTCCACTGGCTCATGTGTGGAGGGGGCATTCGAGGCTGGGGATGCGGTCGGCGCCTCGCCAACTGGGCGGCGATCAACATCTACACGACGGCTGCCTGGGGCTGGCAGTGAAGTCTCCTCTTGTCATCGACATTGAGTGGGCCGCGAACACTGACGACCGTGTTCTCTCCGTCTCCTGGATGAGCACGAAGCCAGGAGACATGGACAAGGGTCCGCAGTCCGACACTCGGATCAATCCGATGCTCGCGGCGGAGCTCGCTGACCCTTGCCGCCCGATCGTCGAGCACACGAAGGCTGACGCCCGCTGGGCCATGATGCACGGGTTCCCCGTCAACGGCCCCGTCTACGACACACAGGTCATCGCCTGGGTCCTCAACGAGAACCAGCGTCTCTCCCTCGAGAGACTCCACAAGCGGTACGTCGGCGGCCCGGAGCTCGACAAGCGGCTCCGTCGGTCCGCCGGCATCGTCGTCTTCAAGTGCGACGACGGGACCGAGGTCCTGATCGAGGACGCACCGATCGACCAGCTCTCGAAGTACAACCGAGGCGACGTCCAGGGGACGGCAGACCTCTTCAAGAACCTCTGGAGCAGACTCGAGTCGGCGGACTGGCTCGACTACTACCTCGACGAGGAGATGCCGTTCACTTCGGTCCTCCTAGACGTCGAGAGTCGTGGCCTCCCGATCGACCTCGAGGCCTCCGAGAAACTCCGCCTCCGACTCGAGGAACAGCACGAGCGATGGGACCGCGGACTCCACGAGAAGGCGGGCCTGCCGGCGGCGTTCAACCTCAACTCCGGCGACCACATGGCGGCCTTCCTCTACTCGAAGGCGTTCGAGCTCAAGGACTCCGTCTCGATGTCGGCGGAGACGAAGGCCCTCCTCAAGGGCATGTCGAAGGAAGAGAAACTCGAGGCGGCCCGAGAGGGCTGTGTTCCAGAGGGATTCGAGCCCGGAGTCGTCGGCCGTGAGTACATCCACGGCCTCTGGACACTCAAGGGCCGCAGACTCAGACCGACGATGCGGACGGACAAGGGCGACCGCTGGTCGACGAGCGGACCTGCACTCCGGTCCTCGATCGAGGCGATGACCGACGAGTGGGTCACGGACTACCTCGGGTTCAAGAGGATCGACAAGCTCCTGACGACGTATCTGCGTAAGTTCCCGAAGATCGCGGTGGAGGTCGGCGCAGGCGAAGGGGGTACTTCGGACCTTGCGCGGCGGGCCTCCACCAGGATTTTCGGTCGCTTCAACCAGACGGGGACGAAGACAGGCCGGCTCTCGTCGTCAGACCCGAACCTCCAGAACATCCCGGCCCGCGGAGACCTCGGCAAGGAGGTCCGCTCGCTCTTCAAGGGCGACCTCATCATCGGGGACTTCAGCCAGCTCGAGCCGCGGCTCATGGCCCACTACTCGAACGACCCGTTCCTCGTCGACGTCTACACGAACGAGAAGGACCTCTACAACGAGATGGCCCACAACGTCTTCGGGACGAGGGTCGACGAGGTCTCGGAAGACGAGAGAGGGACCATGAAGGTCCTCGTCCTCGCGATGGGCTACGGAGCGATGGGACCCCGCGTCTCCCTCATCCTGACGATCAACGGCTACCCGACCGACGAGGACCGTGCCGTCGAGTACCTCTCGATCCTCCGGACGGACATGGTCCCCGTCTTCTTCGACTGGCGCGAGAAGGTCATCACGAAGGTCAAGCGGGTCGGCTACGTCCAGACGATCGGCGGCCGCCATCGGCGACTCAAGGCGGCGTTCAAGGACCGGAAGAACTGGAAGAACATCGGGTACGGGGAACGCCAGGCCGTCAACGCGATGATGCAGGGCTCCGCCGGCGACATCGTCCGGCGTGCGATGGTCGAGTGCAGTGTGTTCACGGAGACGGAGGAGCTGCCCGTCTGGCTCCTACTCCAGGTCCACGACGAGCTCGGCTGGGAACACCGCCTCGACCCGAAGAAGGACCAGGGTGTCATCGACGCCCTCCAGACGATATGCGAGACCGGCCACGGCTTCAGGCTCCGCGTCCCGCTGAGGTTCGACCCCTACTGGTGCCACACATGGGCGGACAAGGGGACGGGCATCGTCCTCGAGTTGCCTGAAGACGTCGTCGAGGAGACGACGGACTTCGAGGAGGCGTACGCATGATCCGATTCATACGAGCCCTGTTCACGATCTTCCGTGAGTTCGGCCGCATGGTGATCGAAGAGGCCGAGGAGATTCGGAGGTCTCGATGACACTCTCGAGCTACCCGAAGGTCTGGAACCTCGGACACCCCGAGGTCTCGTCTCTCTTCGACGGACCTGTCGTCCTCCAGGAGAAGGTCGACGGCAGCCAGTTCTCGTTCGGTGTCATCGACGGCCGGCTCCAGATGCGGTCGAAGGGTGCCGACGTCTACGACGAGGCAGAGGGCGGCGGACTCGCCGAGTCGGGCAAGATGTTCCGGCCGGCGGTCGAGTACATCGTCTCCGTCCGCGGCAGGCTCCGTACCGGGTGGGTTTACAGGGCGGAGTTCTTCCAGAAGCCGAAGCACAACGCTCTCGCCTACGACAGGGTCCCGCTCAACGGGCTCGTCCTCTACGACGTCGAGGCTTCTCAGCAGAACTTCCTCGGGATCGAACAGCTCGAGGCCGAGGCACAGGTCCTCGACATCGAGGCGATCCGAACGTTCGCCGAGACGGAGAGCAGCGCCGAGGCGATCCGGGCGCTCCTCGAGGAGGCGTCGCAGCTCGGCGGTCAGAAGGTCGAGGGCGTCGTCATCAAGGCCTACGGCCGGTACGGCAGGGACGGCAAGACACTGATGGGCAAGTTCGTCAGCGAGGCCTTCAAGGAGGTCCACCGGAAGGCGTGGGGCGAGTCGAACCCTGGCAACAGCGACGTCATACAACGGATGGTCGACGGCCTCCGGACGCCGGCGCGGTGGAACAAGGCCGTCATCCATGCGACGGAGCATGGTCTACTCGAGCACTCGCCGCGCGACATCGGCCTCCTGATCCGGATGGTCCAGGAGGACGTCGTCGACGAAGAGCTGCCCGTCATCACGAAGACCCTCCTCGACTGGGCTCTGCCGAAAGTCCGGCGTGGTGCCGCCGGCGGGATCGCGGAGTGGTACAAGCAGCGGCTCCTCGACGAGCAGTTCGCAGAACCCGAAGCGTGATCGTCGCCAAGATCGAGCTCTGGCCGCACGGCAGCGCCGAGGACGCTGAGGTCCTCGGGATCGTGATGATCCGGAACATCGGCCATCCTCGGCTCGCCGAACAACCGCCGGTCGATCCGGACCTCTACGAGTACGAGGCGGAGCTCCAGCAGCCGGGCTCGACGAAGCCAGCTTCCCGAAGGGTCAAGTTGGTCCACTGGCGCCGGCGTGGGTGGGTCCACCTCTTGAGAGAGGCACTCGCCAAGCTCGACCGATGAAGCCTGAGAAGAACGTCGAGAAGAGACGAGCGCGGCAGAACCGCTACACGAAGACCGCGGAGTACAGGGCCCAGCACTCCAGGGCCAATCAGAAGTACCGCATGACGGCGAAGGGAATGCTCGCCGACATGAGAGTCGGGGCGAAGAGGAGAAAGGCATGAGATGGACGACAGACATCGAGCGGGCCAGGGCGAAGGCTCTCAAGACCATTCGCGCTGCGATCCGACTCAAGCACTCCCTCGCTGCCGACGAGGAGATAGCGAAGAAGCTGCCTGAGATCGAGGCTGCGTTCGACAAGGCGGTCAACGATGGGCGGCCGTTCGAGCTCTCACCCGGATCAGTCTTCGATGCCGAGTAAGTGCCGGTACGTCTGTTGTGCGGAACATCGGGTTCCGTGTGTTGCAGACGCGAGGGCTGAGTCTAACTTCTGCTCAGCGCATCGCTCAGTGATTCGAGTGATGCCGGTCATTGACTTGGCGAGGCTGGGCCTCTTTGAGATCGCCATGCAGGAGGACCTCCGTGAAGAATCCTAAGTTTGTAGGACGACCGGCCCGAGTGCTGGCGTTTGACATGGAGTGCCGGCCGGGCGCCTGGTTCGGCGGCGACTTCGTGACGAAGATTCCGACGGCGATCGGATGGAAGTGGATCGGGACGCGTGGCAAGATCGAGTCCGCGCTCCTCCTCGAGTTGCCGGCGCAGAACATGCAGGTCCGAGACGCCCTCGCGATGATGATGGACAGGTTCCTCGAGGAGATGCTCGTCGCCGACGTCGTCGTCGGCCACTACATCAGGGGCTTCGACCTCCCGCTCCTCAACAACATCCAGATCAGGCTCGGGCGGAGTCCTCTGCCCGATGTCATGGCACAGGACACGAAGCTCGACCTCGCCAAGATTCACGGCATCTCGAAGAGCCTCGAGAACCTCGGGTCTCTCCTCAGCCTCAGCCACCCGAAGGTCCACATGTCGGCGCCGGACTGGGAGCGAGCATACGAGGGCAACGGAGGCCTCGACTCACAGAGGAAGCGTGTCGAGGGCGACGTCCGACTCAACATCGTCCTCCGGAAGAAGCTCCTCGAGCTCGGGTTCCTCGGGGCTCCGAAGGCCTGGACGAGCAGCAGCTCGCAGAGTTCGGGCAGATACCAGGCCTAGGGTACTTCCTTTCCGTTGCAGTCTGTGGCAGAATCCGCTCTCCTGTCTCTGGGAGGTGAGGGAGCGTGATGGAAGGCTTGGCCGAGGCCCGATGGGTCTCGGACACGGGGGTCCATCCTCTCATTCTCAAGTCGATCGAGGTCTGTCTGCCGAGGCTCATGGTACACGTCAAGGCATATCCGGGGATGCTGTCAGACGTCGCGTGCATCTCGAGTGCCCTGGCCCGGTGTGAGTGGCTACTCGAGCGGCTCGACAGGCTTACGTCTGGAGAGGCGGACTCGCCGTAGGGAGAGGACGACCTCGACGTTGTCCGATGATCCGTCGAAGGCATCGAGGAGTTCGTCGAGCTCGGCTCGTGTGAAGGCCCGGTCCATGAGGCCGGGCCTTTTCTTGTGGTAGCGCGTGAGTGCGGCCTCTGCCGCCTCCCGCTCGGCGACACGGTCACGCTTCGCGGGACGTCCTCCAGGGTGGGGCTTCTTGCCGCAGCTCACCTACTTGAATCCTCGATTGTTCTGAACGCGTACGGCCTCCCGACAGAGGTCATGTGGGCATTCCTTGAGCGGTTCGGGGAAGTGCTCGGTCTTGTGGAAGTCGTGGACGGCGGTGTAGAGGGCCCGCGTCGTCCCTGGCGCGATCGGTTTGGCGACGACTGTCGGATCGCCATGGACATCGGTCGTGGCCCACGGATGGATGAGGTGGTCCCTCCGGTGTCTCATGTCGACGTACCACGGCTGCGCCGTGTCACACGGGAGGAGGTGGTCCTCCCGCATGTGGACCTGGAGTGCCGTGTACTTCAGTAGCCCGCTAGAGCCGGGGATCGTCTCCCCCTTGACGTCTTTCAATTCGTATTGCAGCTCGTCTCCCAACATCAGAAGTCCTCCAGTGTGATGTCGATGTCGTCGGTCCAGTGTTCTCCGCAGACCCGGACGAAGTCCTGACACGCGGTCTCGAGCTGTCCCTGCATCGACTGGTAGCGGATGCCTCTGCGCTCAGCCATCGCGCGGAGGTCGAGCCGTTCGATGAACCGTTCGGTCAGGATTCGGGCCGAGTCTGGCTCCATGAGGTCGAGCATCGCGCGGACCCTCGCCGCCTTGTCGACTCGTCTGAGGTCGAGGTGTGCCGGCGGCTCTGTCCCGAGGAATCGGAGCTTGTTCTGTGCGTGCATCGCGTCGATCGGGTCCTTGTCTTCGACGGGCGGACGCCTGACGCGCCTCGTCCCGCCTGACAGGTCTTCGATGTAGAACACTCTCCGTCTCCCCGCGAACCACGATGCTTCGCGTTCCTCCTGGATCGCGGTCGAGCGGGCTGCCCTGGCTCGCTCCCTCCGCATCCTCTTCTCGATCTCGGCCCGGCTTCTGGCCGTGGTGCTTTCAGCAGCCCGGCCTACGGCCGTAGTGGCTTCACCAGCCTTCTTATGCGGCTCCACCTCACCTCCTCGACTTTCGACCACGCTTTCGGTCGAGCTCGGCATTGTGTTTACGATCACTCTCGACGTAGACGACACGGCCACACGACGAGCAGGTCAGTCGGTTCCAGACTTGAGAGAGCGGGCCCCTACAGGCGCGACACTGAAGGACGAGTCCGGTCGACTGCGTGCTCAACGCAGAGGCCCCACCAGCGGCCGATCCAGAGGACGAAGAGTGCCTCCTCCGGGCATCCGGACGCGGAGCAGAGGCCTCGGGCGACCTTGCTGACAAAACCTAGGTCGTCGGGTGTATAGTCGCGGCGCCACGTCAGTCGCACCCCTCCTGTATCGGCGAGGGGCGTCCGGAGGACGAGTCCCGACTCATGCGAACGTCGCTTATGGGCGAATCGTCTGTGACCTGGGCTTCTGCGCTCGGGAGGGCCTTGTCCAGGCGGCCCTCGACCAGGAGTTGCCATAACTCAGGGAGCCTAACACCCCAGTAGAACCCGATGCCGAGAGCGAGGAGGACGTGCCACCAGGGGATCACAGGCGCCGCCCCGCGTACGTCTTCCTCGGCGCCTCAGCGCGAGCGAAGACAGAGAAACGGTACTCCGCGAGCCACTCCTGGAACTCCTCGGCGATCCCGCCCGGCAACTTGAGGCCTCCGCGCCTGTCGGTCGTCTCCGTGATGGCGTGGTCGAGTCTCAACATCTGCTCGTCGCCTGTCGACTGCACACTCACGCCTTCTGCTCTTTGCCAGAGTTGCTTGACGCGCTGCCTGCTTATGCCCATTGTCTCGGCGATGTCGTCGTCATTGATCTCCCGCTGGACACAGGCCAGCCGCAGGAGCGCGAGCTCCGGTCGGCGTGTCGAGTGGCCCCATCCCTGGCCTCGTCTGTCCGATCCTATGATCCCTGCCATCAGTTCGGTCTCCTTCCCCCAGCGTACCCCGCGATCTCCAGGGAAATCAGTGAGCCTTTCGGCGGGGGGTCGGGACCGCCACGTCCTCCTCTCCATCGGCGACGACGACGGCCAGGAGATTCGCTCGTAGCCCGTGGACAGACAGGACTCGGACGATCCTCGGGTCCGTGTAGCCGAGTTCGGCCGCGCGTGCGAGTGCGGCCGTGCGTGCTTCGGCCTCGGGTCCGTTGCAGCGGATGGTGATGGTCACTCGACGACTTCCCGCGCCCTCGGATCACGGGCGCCCATCCCGCGCTCGTCCATCGGATAGAGGAGCCGCTTGACTTCTGTCTGACACTCCTCGCACCGGGCGACGACGACGGGCCGGTCTCCGCGCCTACGGAGGGTGACCGTGTTCCCGAGTCGGTGGCCTCCGCGTTTCTGGCACCGGTGGCGCCGGTATCCGCGGAGGAGAGCCAGCCGCCCCGCGTAGGCCTCCTCCATCAGGTCGTCGACCTCGATCATGCCTTTCCTCACCTCCCCCAGTAGGTCGTGCCCTCGATCTCGATGGACGTGTAGTCCATCTTGAGCGCGTCGGCCGCGCGCTCCCAGTCGATGTAGTCGACCGGCCAGCCTGTATCGTCTCCGACGACGCCGATGTCTATGGCGAAATCTCGCGCATAGTCCTCGAAGTCGTTCTCGGGGATGAGGCTGACGCCGTCGGGCCACTCAGAGAATGCATCCCGGCCCTCTGTGCAGACGGCCGTCAGCCTGTCGAGCTCTTCGCGCTCGTCGACGTCGCGGTCCTCGACGTCGATGTCCAGGAGTTCATCGAGTCGATCCTCGAGGCTGCGAGAGTCGATGTAGCCTCCCAGCATGTCGTCCAACGTCTGTGTCCGTGTCATGCCTCTGTCTCCTCTCTGTCTAGCCACCGCTCGGCGCCACAGTCCGGACACGGGCAACAGTGGGTGCAGGCGCCCCGGACTCCGGCCTCGTAATCCTCGTGGTCACAGTCCTCGGGCGTGCTCTCGGGCGGCGCGTACCCCGTTCGCTCCGAGTCGGCCATCACCGGCTGGTCCTCGTTCATGCCCTTGCCTCCTCCGCGAATGGGCCCTCGGCTACGTCCATTTCCCCCGAACACGACGAGTTGCCCGAGGCGACATGGACATCGACGGTGACAATCTCACTGTTGGTGGCGACGATAGCCCCGCCATCGACCTCGATCTTCTTACCGCAGTTCTTACAGATCATGCGCTTGCCTCCTCTCCTGTCCGGGGCTCCTGCCCCGTAACGGGTTCTCCTGTCAATGACTCCTCGCACGCGGCGAGGACGATGGCCCTCGCCCACGCGCGATAGTGGTCTAGGTCGTAGGGGGCGGTGTACCGCCCGCCCTCGTCGTGCATGAGCATCTCGGCCATGTGGTCGACGTCGGCCTCGGCGTCTGTCAATGCTCGTCGCTCGGTGTCGGTCAACATCAGAGGTACTCGATGCTGACGCCGTTGCCCCAGCCGAGGACGTCGTCGAGGGCCCGCTGCCAGCGAGACCAGTCGTCTGGCCATGCTCCGATCTCGTTCCACTCGGCGACAGCCGCCTTGCAGACGGCGGCGACACGCACCGGGTCCTTCGTCTTGACGGCCCGCGTCAGCGCGGCCTTCTGCCCCGGAGACACGCGGCGCATCCGGGCGTAGTCGATAGGTCGACGGGCATGGTCGACCTGCTCTTGTCTCGCGCGTGCAGCGTCTAGGATGTCGCTCATGTCAGTCTTCCTCCTCGTCCTCGTCAGTCCGGAGGATGACGACCTCGTCGGCTAGAACGCCGTCGACGTAGGCCGTCACGTCACCGTTGACGGGCTCAATGATGACCTCGACGCGCATCTCTCTCACTCCCCTATCCTGTCCATTTCCCTCCGAGGTGACTGACACCTCCGGGAGTGGCATCCGGGGGCGGCCGCTCGGCGCGCGCCGCTCTGCTCGGATGCCCTATCCGCAACGGTCAGCTATCCCGCGATGTACCCGCGCGCCTTCGCCGCCGTGTAGGCCGTCGTCAACGCGCAGCCGGTAGCGTGCCCGTCGCCCCACCCGATACTCTGCTCGAGGCTCGAACACCCCTCGCGCATGGCATCGGCCAACGTGTAGCCCGTGACCACCCGTTCCTCGACTTCGGCCATCTCGGCCTCGAACGGATCGGCCGAGGGCATGGCCTCCGGGTAGGCGCCCGGCCGGACCTCCGGCATGGTCTCGACCTCTGACAGGTCGATGACTTCCGTGATCCTTGTCTCATGCATCCTGTTTCACCTCCTCGATAGGATCGTCAGTCGAAAATCTCAAGTCGACGTCCAACGTGTCCAGCCAGTCGGCGATCTTCTCGCGCGTCCATGCTGGGCCGTCGTTGAGGTGTATTACGATTTCGGGGATCGAGCCTCTGGCCTCATGGACGTCCGGGATTGCGCATTCGCACGGGTAGAGGGTTCGCGAAAACCTGAAGTTGGGGATAGCGTCTGCTAGGGCCGTCTGGACCGTGGGCCCGATGAAGTCGGAACCCGAGAGTATCTTGTGACCAGGAGTGGGCGCCGGGTTGTACCATCCGGACGTCGCCTTGTATGACGGTGTCTTCGGCCCGTATCCGGCCTCGGCTTCCGGGTGTTCCCCATCGCCGACTACCCGGCCCGTAGCGTCGACGTCGACCGGGTCACCGTCCCAGAGGTAAGGGAGGTCCTTTGACCCGTAGTCAGTCTGGCCTTCGCCCCCGCACCGGTAGCACGTTGACCAGGTCTTCGGGGCACCCTCTACATTGTGGTAGCCGTTCTGGCCGTGTTCGCAAGGCTGACGCTTGTTTCCACCGAGGCCCTCGTCCCATGTCCACGGGCCCCCGTAGCAAGTCACGGTGATCCATTCCCCTTTTTCCCCGTGACACGTCCGACACCTCTGGACTTTCGGCGGTGTCTTCAGGTCCGAGTCATGCCATATCGCCCAGCGCGCGCCGTCCTTGCGCGTGTACTTCGAGTAGACACGGGCCGCGCTGAAGCCATTGATGCGCGCCTTCGTCGTCACAGTCTGCCATCCGGCCGCGTATAGAGTCTGCCGCCCGTCGGCGTGATAGGTCACGATGTAGGTACTGTGGAGTCTGACCGCGATCCTCGAGGGCCCCAGCCGGATCAAACGGGTGTTATTGCAGAGGGGCCGGTCGTGCTTCGTCGGCCCGAGGAATGCGGCGGCCTCCGCGTACCCGGTCCCTGTGAAGCGTTTGGGAGTCACGATTCGGCCCCCCAACTCAAGGAAGCACCACGAGGTTCCACCACATGTGATTCGCACTTAGGCGTTGTTGTCCTCGTGATGCTTCCATGAGAAGGTCGGGCCGTGTCCATCACTCGGCCCCCGTCGGATGCTCGTGGGCGTACTCGGCCGCCCATGCCTGCCATTCCTCGGAATCGAACGGGCATATCCTGGTCGGCTCGATTCCGTAGTGTTCGAGTACCCGGTCGAGGACGGGCGTCTCCGTGGCGCCGTGCAGCAAGTATGCCGAGACTCGTGCGTATCCGGCCTCGGCGGCCTCGGCGATGTCACACGTCGTCTCGCGCGAGGGGACGGACATTCGGGCCCCGGTGGAGACCTGGCAAGGGTGTTCGATCTCGACGGCCGAGGCCAGGTCGGCGTCGACGTCCCCCGTGTAACGGAGGAGTACGGTCTGACCGTACCCTCGGCCCTCTGTCCCGTCCTCGACGATGGCGCCGGCGTCCTCGGCGAGGGCGTGTAGGTCCTCGACGATGGACACGTTGCCGTGGTCACTGATCGTCCATACGCTCGGCCAGAACTGTTCCGCTTCCATCTGCTCGATGACGGCCCATGCGGCCTCGGCGTCGCTGGAGTACTCGCCGAGGAATCGGCCCTCTACCCGCCCGACCGATGTACGGGCCCCGAGAGGGCCCGACGGGGACAACGTGTAGTCTTCCGGCTCGGGTTCCTCGGCGGCCTCCTCGGCGGCCTCGGCCTCGATGACGGCCCAATCGGTCTCGAGGTCGGAAGGATCGCCCGGCGTGTACACGCGGCCGTAGACAAACCCGTGATCATCGGTCGACACGATGGCGCCGCGCATGGTCCGTAGCGCCTCGACGGCCTTGTAGACTTCATCGACCGTGTACCCGTAGCGGTAGGCCTCGACGATGTCCTCGGCGGGCAGAGGTGCGACCGGGCCACGGAACAGTCCCGACCAGAGGCCGGTCTCGACGTCTCCGGCCTCGGCATTGTGCGCGCCGTCCATCGTCCGACTCCAGAGTAGGAACGTGGTCGCGCGTTCACCCTCAAACTTGCCCGGTCCTGCTGGCATGCTTCCCTCCCTTGTTGGCCTCTTCGTCCTCGGCGTTCGCCCGCGCGACGGCCCTTGCGTCCTCCGTTCGCGGGCACTCCATCTTGCGGAGTGTGTGTGGATAGCACTCCTCGATGGAGTGCTCATGGAACGTGGTGTCCGACCGGTCACAAGTCACCATGTACCGATCATCGGCCTCGGCGCCGTCGGGTACATCGGCCGATAGTCTCGAGTCTTCGTCACCCGTCATGGTTAAGCTGCTTGACCACACGGTAGTCAGCCTTCTTTACCGATGCCCGTCAGCATGGAGGTGGAGGTGCGTGGTGGAGGTGTGCAGAGGGTGGCACCGATCACCACCCAAGCGGCCGCATCGCGGGACGGGATGTCACACCCCTGCCCGCTCTACGCGGTCAGTCTATGCACCCAGAGACCTCCATGTTCCAGATTTCGCTCCTCTGTCAACACGACACTTTTCAGCCTGTTTCCGCAGGTCAGCGAGTTACCCCCTGTATGGGTACACCTACCTGTGAGGGACCTGACAGGGGG